GGCAAAGGGTTTGTACCACTGTTCAAACGTAAGCGCGTCGGCTGCGTTCTTAGCACTCAATGCCTGCGTCGAAAGCCCCAACGCGTTCTCTCCAGCTCCTACATTGGTGTTGTACAGCCCTTCCAATCCGCTCAAGCCTTGCTGTCTCTGCTGCTCCTGCAGCATTGCATTGCGGTTCTGAATTCCCAAAGCTGCATCGCTCAACTGCCCTGTGGCGTCATGCGCTACTTGCGTAGCGACAGGTTGGAAGGCTCCGGCGTTATTTGTCCTTGCAGCCTGTAAATTCCCTTGTCCTACTGTTCCTGCTGTTGCTCCGCCTATCGACTGTTCGGCGGCGGTGTTCATGTTCGCCATCGTCTGCGGAGTAAAGCCTTGGGGAGCCGTCGCCATTCTTGAGAGAGTGGGCGTGAGGATCGAATAGGTATTGTTCGCGTTCCCCGCATAGGCCTTGGATAGACCTTGTGCGGAGTTGGAATTCTGCATCGCGGCGTTGCTAGTATCCCTACCCATTCATAGCTCCTTCGAAAAGCACTGCCATACCGATTTCTTCCACCCAAAAATCATCTGCAACCGTCTCCCAAAAGCCTTTTCCACTGCAGGAGGCACCCAACAATGCGCATCTGTATATCCAAGCCTCAGCATCAGGTCATGCGCGGCCAAGTGAAGCCTGCGAAACGTCTCTAATCTCCATCCCGGCGTCTTCCAAGTGGGATCACCGAAAAAATAGACCTCTACGGTCTTTCTGCAGGCGATTGCCTGAACTGGAACATCGTTTTCATCGACTGCGACCATAATTCCCGCAAACTGCGGTGAAGTTAGGTCAGGAAACGGGTAAGAGTGTCCTTGCGCCGCGTGAATCCTCTTGAGTGCCGGGATGTCGTCTGGCCTAAAGTCTCGAATCACTTGCGGATCGGAGGCGTATTGGAATTTCGATAAGGGCCGGTGAAACCTTGCTTTTGCTGCATGTCCGGACCTGTATAACTTCCTGTTCCTACTGGCTGAGGTGTTGCGCCGCCGTGATAGACCGGATTTGAAGGTGTGGCAGGGTGATAAAAGCTGGACGCTCGCCAGTAGTAGGTTCCAGGTCCTAAATTCGCTCGGTGATTCTGCGAAACTCCCATATCAATGGTGTGGAAGTTCTGAAAATCCGCCGTCTGCGAATAATCCGCCGTGTAATTCAATCCCGCGTAAGCCGGAGACTCATCGGTGATCTTGATGTCATGAATTCCGCCCGATTCGACAACATTGATTGCCCCGACTGGAGGAGGAGCTGCCTGCGTTGCGCTTTGAGGGTCGATATTCCCCTGATCCGCAATCACTCCTACTCGGTCGTTGATGGCCTCTAAAGCATTTGCGAGCTTGGAGTCCATCTGGCTGCGGATATAACTGATGTTCGGAATGGTGAACTGAGCCATTACCGCACTCCAGAGATCGGTTGGTTCGGGTCAGGCTGATACACAACGCTGTAGCTCTGCGCGGAAAACTGCACATTGTCCTGCCCCAATTTCAAATACATCAACCTTCCGGTAATGCTGTCAGGCCACTCCGCAACAATATCCAGCAATGCAGAGAGTTCCTGAGCATTTAAAGCCTGTGGTGTGTCTTGCAAAGTCTTGGTGTACACAAACGGCGTCATCGGCCCCGCACCGGAGATTTGCAGCCCGAAATACTGGTATAGCTTGCGCGAAATCCCTGAAGCCACCGGAGCAAACGTGTAATACCCGCCAATCGCCCCTAGATCGTCGTCTGCCACTCCTGCGACGGAATCCAGATGGAAGAACTTCGCGCCGATGGTGAAGACCGTTCCACCTGCTGAGGCTGACATCCAATCGACAGGTCGTTTCCACGGAGACCACTTACCCGAACCGCCTAGCGCAATCTCGTGGTAGTCGTAGACCAGTTGGCTTTTGACTCCGCCAATTACCGTGCCTAAGTAGACTCTTTCCGCGTCGGCATCATTGAAGACGTTCGTAACCCCTGAAACCTGTCTCCAGGTCGGCGCGATGGTCGCGGAAATCTTCTCTGGCAAGCCTCCGCCAAACCAGAAGACCCCTTCAGGCCCAGCCCATGCAATCCAGCCCTTCCCTGTAGTCGCAGAATTCGAATCGAACGCCCCGCACTTGTCTGCGACCTGCTGCGGATTCCATGAAGACGGTTCGGTGTTTCCGATCTGCTGAATCGAGTACAGACCCTTCTGAGTAATGAAGTACAAGGACTCTTGAAGAACTGCCGTCGCCCTGAGTTCCGTTGAGTCATCATTAGGCCCGGCGTTTCCTGTTTCCGCGTCGTAAGCCTCGGGGTTTTGCACATAAGCGAACCTTGCAATCGGGTTTCGGTTCGGATTGTCCGTATAGATCGGCTGTAAATCTCGTATCGCCGCAACCTGCCCCGCAGGAAGGCTCACAAAAGATGTATCTAGAGTCATGTCCGATGGAATCGTGTTCGGCATCGGCGTATCGAAAGATATGGTGTAATAACCGGCGTTTGTCACGGTAGAGAGATCAAGCGTCGCGGTAGAGTTGAATCCTGTGGAGATGGAATAAATGAGAGCGCGGAAAGTCCCCGTACCCTGAGTGGAGACCCATAGCCTCAGAGAGTAATTCAACAGCGGCTGAAGAATTTCCACTCCTGCAGCGGTCTGATAGGCACTTTGAGTAAGCTGCCCCATATCCGGGCCAGTCACCAAGTACGCAGGCATGAAACCGAGCTGCTGAACCTTTCCTGAGCCAAAAGCCGTCCACCCAAGAGGTGCAGTAGAACCGGATAGCGTTCCACCGGCCATATCCATGTTTTGAAACCCGATGACGGTGTTTTTCTCGCCAATCCAGAGTAAGCGGTCGCCATACCAATCCACTCCTCTCGGGAGATTCAGCGCAACCTGCTCAAACAGGTTATTCCCCGGAATATCTATGGCAATTCCGCCAAAAAGAGCCTGATCGGTGAACTGAACTGTGCCGGAAGTGGTTACATTATCGTTGATCAGCGTTGCAGTGCCTAAAACCACGCCATTGATCTGCGGAACCTTGTCCATGAAGTAGAAACGTCCGCCATTTGCCCCGGTAAACGCTAATCCTCTGGCCTTGACGTTCGCTGGGCCTATAGGAAGGTTATCGAAAGCAATCGCATTCGTGTTTGCCGGGATAGTGAACTTCACTATTGGGCTGGGAGCAGTGAAAGCGTCTGTATCCGTAATGAAAAAGACGACTCCTAACCGTGTTCCAGGGGCAATCGTCGCCGCAGACCCGCCAAACGTCAATGTTCCCCCGGTAGAGTCACCGAAAATCGGGTCTTGGACTGTCCCAACCGCTGCAATTCCAGGATCAAAGGCAAAGATCGTTCCTGCGGTGACGCCATCGCCGTTCTCTGAGGCCAGAGCGAAGTCTGCGCCCGCGATTGCTATGGTGAAAGAGCCGGAATTCCCCCCTGTAGCACTGGCAATAGTAAGATTCGACCCGTTCAGCCCACCATTGGCGTTCAACGTCCCTGTAATCGTGATCGGTTGACCCGCTGCAGGGGCTTGGCCGGTAATCAGGTTGTAGTGGTACGTCGCTATTCCTGCAGTTCTGGAAGTCTGGGTAATGCTCACATCGCCAGAGTTCAGTGTTTGCGTGATGGTCTGGGTGCCGTCATACCCCGTTACTGAGGTTCCTGAGATGTCTACTGAGTCCGTTACTTCTAATTCAGGTACTGGAACCGAAGTTGTTACTGTCGCGAGAGTCCTTTGATAGTTCGCCGTGTACCCTGCGTGACCAGAGCCTGCGTAAAAGACTAAGGCAGACGTGGGAATGTTGAAGGTGAAGTAGTAGAACGACCTTGGCTGTCCGTTGGGAGGTTGGGCATCGCCTACAGAAGTGACCTGCGCGACCCACGGCCCTAACGTCTGAGGGGTGCCGGTAAATGAGACTTTGATGTAAACCGGATTCCCTGAATTGAACGCATTGACCAGATCCATGTCCGGCCCTGAAAGAGTCGAGTCGGCATAATAGATCGTCACTACGTTGCCCGGAGTAAGACCAGAAAGGCTATTCGGCGCCGGAGCAGGGATAGAGCACTGCAAGAAGTAGCTGAAGCCCCAAGGTGCATGACCTCCTTGCGCCGGAGGCTGAGTAATTGAGACTATGGGGTACTCATCGCCCACAATTGCAGCGGCGGAAAAGGAGGGCGGCGCTCCCGGACCGCCCTGAGACACCCTGTAAATGTTCTTGCCATCCCACTGTCGCGGCGCGTCACATCCACCGCTGTCATTGAAGAATGAAATGTACTCTCTGCCGTAAGCAGTAACGGAGTTGGCCTTGCTTCCCGGAGTGACGGAATCAATCTGGGTGTAGGTTCCGTCTTGATGCACCACATAGAGCGCACCGTTTACGTCCAAGGCCAGAATCTGAGTCGTGCCGTTCTTTGCCAAAAACTCTTTGCGGTAGACGACTTCTGCAGGGAGAGTTACGTCCTTTCGGAACGGGTTTCTGGTCGCCATGCCTCCCGGAGAGAAGACCATATCCGTGCAGTCAGGCGAGTAGTTCGGAGGACACTTGGATTGCGGCGTGTCCGTCCTGAGCCCTAGAAACTCGCTTACGCTGGCAACACTTACAGCCAACCGAAGCTCCTGCGACGATTGAACCCATAGCCCTTACGTCTTACTTGGGCCTGATTCGACCGCTTCGCTGATTTGTTGGCGATAATCTGCAACTGTTCGTTCGCCTTCGCACGCAAAATAGGCGCATTGGCTGAATTCCTGATCTCGGCAAACTCCGCCGCGACCATGTAGGCCAAAGCCTCCCCAGCGCGAGCCAGAGGGATTCTTTGCGGAGGCTGCGTCTCATCGTTCGGCCCCAATAAAGGCAGTGCCGGAATCCCTCTGATCCTCAGCTCATTGCTGTAGGTTGAGGCAGGCATGTAAATCGCGTTTTCTCTGAACTCCCAGAAGCGGTACGGCCCGGACCCGGCCCAAGGCCCGAAGCCGCCCTGCTTCTCCTGCATGTCCGTATAGGACTGCACAGAGCCACCCTGCCTCTCCCACAGTTGCAAGGGCTGGAGGAGGTCAGGAGGAAGTTTTGGAGTTTCATATAAAAACCCATCGCCGTCATAAAACCCGTTGTAGCCCAACCTGCAGATCATCGACGGGTCAGAACCGGCATTTGCGGAGGAAGGCAAGGGCCCAAGCCTCCACTCCGCATAGGTGACAGACTCTACGTTTGAGTCCTCAAGCCAGTTCTGCAATTTGGCATAGCACAGGTTCAGAAGCGTCCAGGTATACGGACGCGAATCGGATAAATCCTGCCCTGCCAGACTTCCCTGCGCATCATTTACCAGAACACGAGCGAAGTTGAGAACATCGGTCGTGCTCCAGAAGATTTGCGCTGTGAAGTCGTCATCGACCAGAGGCACTAGACTGTTCCAATCTGCTTCTTCTGGGCCTCATACAGAGACTGGTTGATGATTTCTCCGCAGCCAGAGCACTTCGACGCCGAAGGTCTGACCGCGATGGAGCAGAACGGGCACAGAGTCATTTCGGTAGGCTCGTTCATCCATGGACGTTTCACGTTCAGGTAGTTCGCAGCCCGATAGAAACTGTCGTCCACGCTCTTGCGGTCGTTCGGATCGGCAGAAGCGGCCAGTTCGTCGCCCTTACGGACTTTGGCGGTCAGGTAGGGAATCAGGTACTTGGTCTTGATTTCCGCGATTTCGGCCTTGGTGGGGGCGGAGTTCTTGGAAGTGAACCAACCGAACTTCCTGCGATCCTGGTCCGGTCCATCACCCGGCCCAATGCCAAGGAAGAACTTAGCAATGTCCTCACCCGGCGTTGGGCGGGCGCGGTATTCTTCCTTGTCGGTGAAATGGGGGTAAATGCCTTCTACGGTCGCGGGAATGACCGTATTGGCCCGAATCCACTCTTTCCCTTCAGGGCAGGGCGGCATGTAGTACATCCCATTGGTGCCGAGGTTGATGGTGTCCGAAATCGAATAGATGTTGAACAGGTAAATCGGGTCGCCCGCGAGCAATCGGGGGTCGATGTGTTCAATGGTCGGAGCACCTTCACGTGCAATGATTCCGTTTGACATGGTTTCTCCTAGTAAATCTTCCCGCCCTTGCGTGGCAGGTCTTCCACGATCACGCCACGCTCTAAGTCGCGCTGGTAATCGTCCGTGGTTCTGAAATTGTTCTTCTGGCCTGAAACCGGCTGAGTAATCAAGCCTCTTGAGGCGGAGTCCTGAAGCTCGACAATCTCGTCAGCAACTTTCTGCCTCGCCGCCGCTGCTTCCACTTCCTTATTGGCGCGGATCGCTTTCACGCGCTCTGACATTGGAATGTCTCTGGATTGAACCAATCCAACACAGAGGATTCGCACCAGTTCCTCGGTCGGATACCAGTCCTGCGGGAATTCTTTGACGAAGTTGTACACGCCTTGAGAGGGATAAGGCCCCATCAGGCCAAAGGTCGTAGCTTCCCACTTCTCAGGCGAGCCGCAGTCCTTCTCAGGCGGCAGCCAGGCCTCCAAAACCCACGCAGGAGGGTTGATGTAGGTGTATTCGGGACACATCTCCCCGCCGAAGTGAATCATCTTCCGCTCTGACCAGATAAGGCGGAAGTTTGGCTCGCCGTGTGGGTTGTTCCCAAACACAGAGAGCATGGAATTCACATAATCCGGCGTGGATAAGCCATCTCGCAGCATTGAAACTCCAAAAGGTGAGGAGGGACGCTATTCTGTCCCTCCCCGATAGGGTTAGAGGCCCGTAGGCAGAGTCAGGCCGCTGATAAAGGCTTCCTGTCGCGGGTTGATGCAGAACACATCCCCCTCGAATGCGATGTACTTCAGATTCGAAGCCACCACAGACCCGTCCGTGACCGAAGTGACCGGGAAGACGGTCTGATCGCCGCCGCCCGGAATCTTGTACGGCCCAATCTCCTTCGTGACGGCCATGCCCCAGTTCTTCATCAGCATGGAATCCACACGGGTTGGGTCGCCATGAAGCTGAGTAATCAGCTCACGTCCGGCCATCGTGTCAGGTGTCGTGCCATTGAGAGGATCAAAGGCAGTCTTGCCGAGGGGGATATTGCGGAAGATTTGCGAGATTGCCGTGCCAGCATTCTCCCAAGCCGCAGCCTGCTCAACACCCACAATGAACTTCAGGGAATTCAGCAGAGACGTGTTGGACGTTCCAATGTTGCGGATCGCCAACTGCAGCACCAGGCGCACCATTGCAGGGGTCAGGGCAGTGGAACCTGCCGCATAGCCCACAGCGTTGAGCTGGCCCGGATACGTTGCGCGATTCAGCGTGAGAATCGTGCCCGTATTCGCGGAGACGTGGTAGTCGTAAATCGAGGAGAGAGACGACCCTGCAGTACCAGGGGAGCCTTCCACCATGACCAAATCGCCAACTGCGGTGCCAGCCGGAGGCGTTGCGACAGTCGTGATCTGCTTGTTGTTGGCGTCCACCGTCTGCACGGTCGAAGGCGTGGCGGAGCGCACCGTACCACCCAGCGAGGGGTAGAACAGCACATTCTGGCCGTTGTAGAAGTTGTTGGCGTTGGCTACGGTGATAACCGAGCCGGAGATCGCGGTAATGACACCAAAGACGCCATTGGCGGAGAAGAACAGCGCATCGAGGAACTGCTTGAAGTTCTCAAGCTGTTGCGCCTGCTCCAGAGCATTCAGAGAGGTGATCGCCTTCTCCTGAGTGTCTGTGCCCCAATAGGCTTCAGTGGTGGATTCCAGCGCCCAAACAAAGCCCTTGGTGGAGACGAATCCAGGGACAGTGTTGATCGAGGAACCGCGACCGAGCGCACCACCATCGAAGTTGACCAGACGGCCAAGTCCGCCAGACTGAATCTGGAGCGGGATGCGGAGAGAACGCTTGGATACCGGGACGGCTCCAAGCCCACCGTTCCTCATGATTTCGGTGATTACCTTGTTCTCACCCATGAGGAACAACTTAGGAAGGTTACTGAGAACCTTCTCTTTCTGCAGGCCAAGTACGGCAGCAGTATTAGCCATGTCAAACACCTGAGTGCTTGCGTGGTCACCCCTTCCGCCGAAGCGCAGCCTGGGTAGTGCTGATGTACGACCTTGCAGCGAATTGTGGGGATTTTTACTGCGGTACTACGTGCTCTAGGTTTATGAGGGTCGCCTTTCCCTGCGGAGCGAAACTTTATGGCCGTCCGGCGAGCACCCAAAGCAGTGTTTTTACGCGCCCGCTAAGAGTTCCAACCTTGCCGAACAGTACCCACTTCAAATCCAGCCGGATGCCTTCTTGCCACTCTTCAGAATGGCCTTGCCAGACATCACAGCCGCCGTGGGGTCGCCATACTCCTGACGGGTTTTCTCCATGTCGATGTCGCTCCAGTTGGGCATTTCCTTGAGCGTCACTTCGGAGCGGGTTGGCTGTGCGCCGTTGGAGGGTGCGGCGGCCTTCTTCACTACTGGAGTCGCCTGGATGTTCCTATACAGCGGAGCCACGACTTTCTTGGTCGCCTCAGGCAGAATGCGGTTGTATTGCGCCTTGATGTAGTCAATGGACTTCTGGGAGTCTCCGGTGCGGTAGAAAGCCTCTAGCTTGTCCGCAAACCCCGGAATCTCACCCAGCCGCTTTTGAACCTCCTGCGTAACCAGAGCCTGAATGGTCTGCTCCGCTTCCGCGTCAATCTTTCGCCCAGCCAGAATCCTGTCCACCTCAGGCTTCATCTTGTCTGTCAGGTAGGATTCGGCCTGCTTTGCGATGCCCTCTTCAAACGTCGCCCTGCGCTGCATCTCGAACTGCTGCTTCTCCTGCTGAAACTTTTGGCGCTCAGGGTCAACGCTTTGCTGTTTCTGCTGGAATTGCTGCGCCTTCTCTGCCATGCCGACGATCGCATTATGGACTCCTGCGATGATGGCTTGGGCCTGAGGGTTATCGTTGTACTTGTCATATGCCTCAGCCAGAGCCTTCATGGATAGACCAGCGGAGGCTAGGGTATTCACCGCAACAGTGTTGCGGTAGAAGCCATACTGCTCGGGCGCACGCGCCTCCCACTCGTTGATGACTAGTGGCGCTGTCTTCAGAAATGCTTCGGGGTTACTCTCCGCGATGGACTTTACAAAGTCCCCTGATCCTTCGGCGTACTGCTTATCGAGAGTGCCCCATTCTTCGCGCTCCTGTGCGATCTGCTGGACACCTTCAGGCCCGCCAATCTCTTCAATCAGTGTCTTCGCCTGGGTCGCATCGGCTACCGTTGGAAAGGCGTTGCGGTACTCCTGATTCGCAAAGTAGATGCCCCTGAGTTCTTTTGCAGCTTCAGGTGCTACGGCTTTGAGCGCAGCGAGCCCTTTCTTGAGGCTGTCGGGCATTCTCCGGCCGTCGGCAGCTACAGGCTCTGCCTCTTCGCCCTCTACTTCAGGTTCTTCACCCTCCGCAGGTTCACTGTCCGCTTCAGGCTCGGCCTCAACGTCTGGAGTCTCCTCGACCTCGGTAATGTCGGTGGACTCTGCGGGTGCTTCAACTTCGGGCGTCTCAAGAACTGCGCCATCTAATTCAGACATGCATCTCCTTCTATGCGCTCAAGCGCGGTACAGAATCCTTGTTTCTGCCAAATAGCGCGGCAATCGAGCATGAACCCTGAAATCCACACGACTGCCGTGGGCACCCATCGCTGGTAATCGGAGCTATAGACCCAAATTCGGGCGCGAGGAATCTCATTCATTGAATAGCTCCGGGATCGGGCGGTGGGACTGATGCAACATCCTGTGGGGTCAACTGAATTCCGGCCTTCGCAGCCGCTTGAATCTTGCCGGTCAGCGGAAGCGAGTCATAAGGAATCGCCACCTTCGGCAAATCAGGAGGCACAGGCTGATTAGCTTGGGCAACTTGGGCTGCCTGCTGCTTGTATTGGAGGCCGTAAAGGCGAACGTTCTGATACCACGTAGGGTTGGACTTACTCACTTCCTCGCCCCTTTTCAATATCCATTCGCCAACGGCTTCAAAACATATCTGAAAATCGTCGCCCTGCAGATAGTCCAGATCGATTGGGATCGGGCTCACTAATTTCGGCGGGGCTGGGGCTTGGCCTACTGCTGGAAACGCCTGCTGCGGCATCTGCGCAGGATCTGGCGTAAGCGGCTCATGCTCCAATTCCGCAATGTCGGCCAGCACTTTCTGCCACAATCCCTCCTCGTGGATAGTCAACTCCTGCAGCCCTGTCATCTCCTTGAACAGATACCAGTTCGAGGGCGACTTCTTGAGCAAGTCGTCTGCAGTCGGGCCGCCCATCTGCAGCAACTGCATGAACTTGTTCGACTTCTCCGTCCACGTCTCAGGGAAATTCTCGTCTGAGTCGTTGGTGAACGACATCCCAATCAACTCACCCGGCAGAATCTTGACCGCTTCAGGCTTGGCTCCAGGTCGCGCCGGAGGGAGATTCGTACCAATTTCGTTCTGCCCATCCGCCGCGAGCTTGACCGCCTTGGTCATCACTCGGGTATTCCAAGACGTATAGGGCTTCCAGACAATCGCCATCTGGCCTAAGGCCATGTTTCTTGCCTGTGCATATCCAGAAGCCGTCTTTTGATCGGGCATCTCCGCACCAAAGGCGGCGGGCTGTGTTCCTGCAGCAAACTGAGCTATTGGGCCTCTCAGGTTCTCCGCGTAGCCCATGAGTTGAGCAGAGGGCTGGACTGGAGTTGTTTCGAAGAAATGATCCTCGGCGGGTTGATTAGCCTGCCGTGTCATCTTGCGGCTCTGTCCCGGCATTTCCCGCTGCTTGTTCCACCCGTCAATGTTGGTTTTCTCATCCCAGTAAGTCGTCGGGATGCCGTGGTCAAATGTCTCTTCAATCAGGTTCATCGACGTGTTAGTCGAGTCCTGAATCGTCATCAGGGTTCTGCCGATGGAAGGACGACTTTGCCCATCGCCCGGCATGGCATGAAGAACGTCTAGGTGCTTGTCGCAGTCGTACTCATGGCCCTCAAGGAAGACATCGCCATTGCGGACGATGCAAAGACCTGCAGGAAAGTCCTGCTCAAGCTGCGAAGACGTTTCCTCATTGAACTCCTGATAAAACTCGGGCCTGAGATAGCTCCATGTCTTCGTAGACAGCCCAAAGGAGTCTGTGCCGGTCTGCACGTCAATGGCCGTATCCGACCCGGCCATTCTCCGCACAGCAATTCTGGCGTTTCTCTCGTAAGAGTCCCCATTGCCCGAGTTGATCTTTTTCTTCTGGTCGGGGTACTGAGACTTCAGCTTCGCCGTGGGTAAGTCCTGGTCAATCTCGATCAGAAGACAATCTTGAATCGTGTCCGCGCTGATGGAAACTCTCGTCTCTAACGTCCCGAACAGTTCAGTTCTCGGTATTCCATCCGGGGCAGGCTCAGTCCTTGAAATGATCCGCCCGTCCGTGAACATCAGGGAGGAGACTCTTAGCTGCTCATCCGAAATGTCGTTGAACTTCCGATAGACGCGCTCAAAGGTATTCGCCTTCGAAGTGTTTCGAATGCTCGACTCGTCAAAGGGATTATCGGCTTCCGCCCTGACTTTAGGCTTTGCCCCTAAGAACGTGGAAATGAATATCTTGCCGTAGCCCTGAAATATGTTGAAGATGCGATCATGGGCTTCGTCATCATCGGTTTCAAAGACTACGTCCTGCCGGTCTTCGGACCAGTAGAAGTTCTGAATGTCGCGGAAGTACAGTCTTTGGTCCCGAGCGTTCTGGACTTCAGCCATGCGGTTGGCTTTGCCCTGCTGGTTGTACTGCTTGATCTTGGCAATGACTTCCTTCGCCAGCTCCTCATCCAAGCCTGTAGATTCAGGCGCGGGGTCTGCTGGCTTCAGCAGGTTTTCATTGACATCAATGTGGGCGCGTTCAGCAATCACTGGCTGATTCCCTTGCGGCGATCTTCAATCGCCTTTTGGGTCAAGTGGACAGACAGGCCGGAATCCCAGCACTGCCGCGCAATCAGAACCTCTTGGACGCTTTGGAGGCCACCCACTTTCTCTTCTAGGCGGTCCTTCCACTGAACGACTGTCACTTACCGGTCAGCCTCGCATACAGGTTGGCCGGTGCAGCCGTAGGATTGGCCTTGACCTGCCCATATTTCGGCTTCTTCTTCAGCAGGCCGGGCTTCTCATCGCCGTCATAGACTTTTTCTTTCATGATGGGCTTCAGGTTGTTCATTTCCACTCCTCACGCTTCTTGCGTTCAGTTCTTGCGGCTGCCCTCAAATCCTTCTTGCGCTCACGGAATGGCGGCTTCTTGGGCTTGCCCGCTACAGCGAAGGGGGTAGGCTCAGCAATTGGCTCGGGAGGCGCTACGGGCGTTTCTGGGGCTTGCGGGATAGGCTCAGGCTTGCGCATCGCATGAATCAATTCGCAGGTCATGTACCCAACACCAAACGCCAGCGCAAACATGCCCACCATCGACAGGTAAAATACGGTCATCGTCTGCGCCTCCCTGATACGGAAAACTCCGGCTGATTCTGACTGTTTCTGAAGGCAATCTCCGCAAACGTTAGTTCCTGCGAATAGCCAGTGTGGGAGTGCATGCTCATCAGTTTCTCCGCGTGCTTGACCTTCTCCGGCTTGGTTCCAGGTCTAAGCATGGACAACAGACCATAACGAACGTCATCCGCAACGTCCATCTTGATATCCGTCTGGCTCATGTCCGTCTTGACTACATCGTCAAGGTCTTTCTGGTTCCGCATGAGCAGCGGAATGGTATCTAACAACTCAGGACATTCCGAGGAAATCAACCAAACCGTATCTCCGACCTGCTCCGTAGGATCACGTAACTCGGGAGGTGTCGCCCAAACCCTCGTAGCCGTCAGAAGCTGGTCCATCAGTTCCCATCCCGGCTTGCGGGAGTTATCCGCCATCTCAGGCTCTGGCATGCCGTAAGGCCTTAGCTCAATGCCGATGTTGATTGGGACCGTGTTCTCTGAATCTCTTTCGCCGAACTGCTCAGGAGAAAAGAAATATCGCTTGAGCTGTTCGCGTTCCCTGACCGGCGTAGCCTGAACAATCTTGTTGCCAACAATCGGAGACGTTAGCCCGGAAACAATCATGCGGCGATACGTCACCACCACGTTCAAGGGCTTGGATACTTCCCAGCCCAGATAGTTCTTAATCTCGACCGGCGAGAGTTTCGTCATCCCATGCCAGTGCGTTGAACAGAAGTGCGTCTTGCCCCAATCGGTTGATAACCAGCGGCTATCCCAGGAACGAATCAGTGTTTCAGCAAGTTCCGCCGAAATCATGGTCTTGTCATGGTCAAACGAGCGCCAGAAATACGCACCTTCCACTGCTTCCCATGACCCGTCCAGGTCTCTTGCTTTGATCGCAGGGTCCAGCGAGTTGAGCTTTCGCCCGTATGGTGACCGAGTAACGAAGTACTGCTTTCGCTCCGCGTCCGTCCAGGCGTAATAGTCGTCTTCACTAAGGCCATCGCGTTCTAACTTTGCCCTAGACCACTCCACGTTGTCCCAGGGGTAAACATGGAGAAATGCGTACTGACTTGGGTCTTCGCCTTCATTGAACTTCTTCTTTGGCCCGAACCTGTTTCTTAGATCCCCAATGCACGTCCCGCCCATATTGAATAAAAGCAGTGCTTTTGCGGGAATATTGCCTTTTGACCGGTTGGCTAGAAGGAGCTCGCCTATCTCTTTCCAGGTAAACTGCTCAGCCTGATCAATGATCATGTAGCGATAGTTCGCAGACCGGAAACGTCTTTCTACGTCTGCCAGATTCTCGGCATAGCTGAAATCCAGTTCGGAGACTGTCTTGCCCGCAGGGATAGAGAGCTTCTTGTCGGTCCCATGGATGTAGTCAGCTAACTCAGGAAAGTCCCGCTTGATTGGTTCAATATGGTACTTGCGGACCTGATCTGCGTTTCGCATGATGATGCAGCCCACCATTCCAGGCTGTTCCATCATTAAAATCAGCGCGATACGATCCGCACCGCCTGACTTTGCTGCACCTCGTCCGCCACCTACTCCAATGACTGAGGCCGGGGAGCGCTCAATAAGGTCAAGCAGCTCCCCTTGTTTCGGTTGCAGATGGATGTGCGGCATTAGCTATCGGGTTCGGGGCCATCGTCACAGATCGGAGGCTCCCCATCCTCATTGACCGGATAGTGGCCCCACTTTTGGCCGTCGAACCAAATGGGGTAGCGGCAGTTCTTGCACATATCTTCTTTCACTACCCCACGCATCATGGCTAGGCTTTGCTTACGGTTGCCGGCAGGTCCTTGTGCGCCTCTGCATGGGTCAGGGCGTAGTTCTCCGCAGCGCGAGCGGTGTTGAAGGTCATCAGAAAGTCGCCAGCGGTTACGTCCCACATCTTCGGCTTGTACTGGTCGCCCAGAGCTTCAATGACTGCCGGGTCGATGGGGTTGGGAATCTCGCCTTCCCTGGCATCGCGCTCAGTCACGGTATAGCCGTTGGCCTTGAACTCGTAGGGCTTGTTCTGGCCCTTCTGCTCCTCGGCGCGGTCCTTGGCAATCTGGTACGTCTCTTTGGTGTGGTAGGGCGGAAGGTGCTCGCCCTTACTGCCAACGCCGTCAGGGTTGATGTCGCGCTCAATGGCGGACTCTTTGATCTTTACGCCATCATGCTGGTTCTGGGCTGCCACATTGCTCTCGGTGCTGTAGTCCACATCGCTCATGTCAGTTAGGGCCTCCCAGCCCGCTACTACTTAGATGCCCGGTATCGGGGCGGTACATAGGCTTTTCGCGCTGGAGCCTTTGCCGTAACAGGCTCGGCAGCGCCTTGATTCCACTTCCTTGACTTACACTTCGCGCAATGGCTCGGAACCTTCTGAGTTAGCCATTCATGCCCGCACACATCGCAGTGAGCGACCTGACGCATTAGGAAGCTCATGCAGCCACCTTGCGCAAGCCCGCGATTGGGCAAAATGGAGCGGTAAACATATCGTCTACGCGAACATCAGCCGTTGGACCATGATTCCCCGGTTCAATACGTACAACTGTTCCCCGAGTAAGGCCTAGACCTGCGTTTTGATATTCAACGAGATCACCCACCGCTATCGCTTCAATGTTCTTCATTGGTGTTTCCCTCCATGTGTCCAATGTACACAGGAGTGTGCCCAATGTCAACAGCTATTTGTGTCTATTGTGAACTTTTTCCAGCCCGAGTTACTACGAATTGGATGGGGCCACCGTTCTCCCCGGTAACCTCTTGCTTGTCTCGCCATCCGCCAGACTTGCGATTCTTCAACCAGAAGATGCAGGCTGTTGTATCTGGAGGCGAAGCGCATTCAACCGGGACAGTCACAACCTCTTCGTCCTCGGATAGTCGCTTACCGTCTTGATACTTGACATGCTTTACCTTGAATGCCTGCTGCTCAATCCAGCGTGCTCCTTTAGCCCGTTCGTAGAGGGAATTCGCTACCTCTGCGTCTGCTGTAGCCTTGCCTCTTTTTATGGACTCAAGAAATTCCGGGTGCTCAATCTTCCAGTTATTGATGGTCGTCTCGCTAACTTCAAAGAAGTCAGCTAGTTCCGCATCAACTGCGCCCAAGAGGCAGAGCTTATAGGCTTGCTGGTCATACTCGGAGCAATAGGAGCTTGGCCTTCCTGCAGGCATTAGGTGGTCTGCGTATCCGTGGGTTCAGGTCCGGGATCGTTCTGGGTCGCGGAGGTAGTGATTGCCTGCAGCTTGGCTACTTCCGCAGGGAAGTCTTCTGGGGTGGTTACTTGTCCCGCTGCAATCTTTGCCTGCAGGTCAGCAATTGCGTTTGCGACTGCGGTTGTCTCTGCGTCGATTGCTGCATCGAGGTCTGCACGTGTTGCGGTCATCTTGATCTCCTTGTGTAATTGGTCGATTTCGAACCAGATGATGCTGAAGCCTGCGAACAGGACCAAGTAAAGCACTTAGACCCTGCCGACAAGGATGGAAGCCACATAGAACGCCATACCCAACCAACCTAGATTGACTCTTGGGGGTGTGGGTACATTGCAAGCGGCCAACAGCAAGCAAACAAAGCTGAATACCAGCAGAATCATTGTGAGCATAAGTCCTCCATGGGTTCCATCATTCCGCCGCAATCGGGAACAGGACAGCCGCCAGACTGATCTCCATCGCCCCCGCACTCCTCAAAGCGACATACCGCACTGCACAGGGGGCATTTCATCGGGATATCGCAGATGCTCGTCATGGTCGCTGGCATAGAGTCTCCAGATTGGCAATTGCAGCGTTGACAGCTTCTGGGGGAACAATGTCGATGTGTTCCAGTACGAGCGCTTTGGTTTGGAGCGTCGCCTGAGTTGCCGGACGCTGGTTTGGCTGACGTACTGGAATCACTTTGCGCGGCAGGGCTGTCTGAAAGAACCACACCGTAGCTCTCGCCAGCCCTCGGGATTCTGGCCCCTTGGGACCTACCCATTTCGTATTGCGCAGTTCCGCATATGGTACGGGTTCACATAATGCGGCTTTCTTGGACTTTTCGGCTTCCTGTCGTAGCCTGGCCTCGATCTTTTCCTCTTCAGTCAAATCGCGGACGCTGACACCCTCTTCCACCCATGTGATCGCGCAATTCTCGATCCCGAGCAAAATAATGCCCAGATCGTAATGACAGTTCCTGTCGATGTTGAAGATTCGTTTGCGGGAGGCCATTTAGGGACGGCAAAGCGTTTTGGAGGGGAGCCAGACGTTATCCTGTGTCAGGCATCAGGGAAACATCTAGAACTTAGCACTGCAATTCATGCAGTCAAAGAAGATTTATTTTGAGATTGTGTTGCCTTCTTCTCGCGCCGCCTGTGCTCTCTGGCAATCAACACATCCAGAAACCATGAATGATTCAATTTCCCGCACATTTTAGCCAGAAGATGCGCGTTTTCGAGATACACGTTCTTGCGTACCTTGGGAGGACCGTCTTTGCGTATGCGGCTCACAGTACTTGATTCCATCTCTTCCAGTAGGCAAGTAGGGTGCGGAATGGATACCAACCTCTGTGATATTCCATGTGAGTCGAGGCATTCCGCACTACAGCGCCGCACTCGGTGCATTCATAGAACAGCTCGTAGCCCCAATCGGTCATCAGTCGAACTTCGCGCATGTCTGGCTCATTTGGGGCAAGTAGGGTGCGGAGGAAAGTCATCATTTTGCCAACGAGTAATGCTCGGTCGTGTGTTTGATATCAGGCTGCTTCTCTATGGTCACGGTTCACGATAAGATGGTCTCGGCGGGGAGTACCCAAATGGGGCTGCACGACGCGAGAGCGCCGAGGGTTGGAATCCCTCACCCCGCCGAAACCCATTGCGGTTTTGTTTCAGATGAAGCGGCAGAAAGGGCTGCTTGCGCTCTCTTGACGTAATCGCCAACATCGCGGCCCTCATGGTGGTAGCAGATGTCATGCAGTAACTCGAAAACATCCCTAGGCAAGTCCTTCCGACGAATCGAGTCGTCCGTAAATCGCTTCATACCGCCCTCCTCCGCTCACATCATCCTCGTCTTACCCAGCAGCTCTTTCATTTCCTGCGATCCCCAGAAGTCTTCCGCCCTCATGTACTCCTCTGGGTGCAATCTGCGATGCTCGGCTTCTTCCAGCTCGATTCTGCGCAGCCGTTCGGCATCCTCTGCCTGGTATCTCTTGCCTCTTGCAACCTCGCAGGCGCGCTCAATGTCGCCCAGGGATGGAAACGCCGTCTCACCTGCCTCTCTGGGCCTCACGAATGACCTCAGAGCCGCCTGCAGGTCCACTGCTGCCCAATTCGCCAACTCCGGCGCATAAAGCTCCAGTTCGAGCGTCGATAACTGGGCCTGCCGGAAAATCGCCAGCCTCCCCAACTCGGCTTGAATTTCCTCGATTGATAACTTTCTCAAGGGCGTCGTAAGTGCGCTCTGCTTTGTTTTTTGCGTATTCTGGTTTTCCACTTAAACCTCCTGTTTTCGGGGTGATTTGCCAGTTGGCTTGGTCGTCGTCCCACCGCTCCTGGTTGAACCACGTCGCAGGGTGTGGGAGCTTGGTTTTGTCTGCTTGTTGGCCTATCGGGGAACTCGCATAGGCGCGTACAGCGCGGTACAGCAACCTCTGCGCGTCCCGCCGGACCATTGCGGGGCGACCGCTCTTGGTCTTGCCTTTGACGAGCTTTTTCACAGCCTTCTCGATTGCGACCAAGGCAGCAGCACTGCCTTCTTTTCGCGGATAGAGCTGGTAAATCTCCTGCTCAGGAGAAACCACCTGCCCCGCTCCTGCGGGGTGAGGTTCCGTAGGAACCGATATAGTTTCTTCTGTCTCTGCTTCTCCCTCTCCCTCTGCTTCTGTATAGCTTTTGACAACATCCGGAGAGTGTCCCGACTTTTTTGAATACTCGTCCCTGTATTTCAACAAGTTAGGCATACGAACGGTTATGTGCTGATCCGTCTTCGGGTCACCCTCAGCACTAAGTAGACCCACCTTTTTGAGCTGACTTAGTACTGAACTTAGGTGCGACTTGCGGGTGAACATGAGTTGAGTCCACCTCCAGACCGGATAAGTGACCGAACAACTGGGCGTCTTTCCCTCCATTTGCTTCGCTACGATCTCAGCCATGCGCCAGTACGCTCCGTAGAGGGCAAGCCCATCTACGCCTCCCTGCCCAACCAAGGCCGCGAGCTTCTCATCGTCCGCGCTTGCGGTCATATGCTTGAACCACTTCACCGGGTCGCTTACTCTTTCTCGTCCAGAACTTCTATTGCTTCCAACCAAAATTTGTGGTCCGGGGAGAGGGACTTGAACCCCCAGCCAAAGAATTATGAGTTCCCTGCTCTTACCAATTGAGCTATCCCCGGAATTTACTTACTTCTTGCTGGTCACATGCCACGCCCTGCAATCTCCGCAAAAATAGCTGCGGCACTCGGCTCGCTTCCATCTCCCACTAGATAAGGCTCTAGCCACAAATAGCATCGCGCCGATTCGATCAAACTTCCTCTTTTTGCACACTGAAAACGTCTCCGATTGCTTCCAACTCTTCTTCTGTAATAAGGGCTTCTAAAGGTAAGGAGCTAGGAGCTATTGGGGGTATCAGGTACTGCGGCGGACCGGTCACTTGATAAGGTTCCTTTCCCGCAGCATCCTCTGCACCAAAGCCTCGTACTCCGCTCTCTTCTGCACAGAAAACGGCTTACAGACAGTCATGCCACGCGCTTCTAAGCCCCATTTATGCGGCGTAGGCCCTGTTCCTGCCAGCAATAGATTCCTGGTGGACTTATCCATCAACTTCAGCCTTGCAGCTCCACCTAGCCTCTGTATGCGCTTGTACGCACGCCTGTGCTGAAACCCAAGCTCCTTCGCATACGCAGATTCCTCAGAGAGTGGCCGTCCGCGCATTAGCTTGCCTTGGCCTCAAGTTCCTCATCGGGAAGCTCGTATTCCTTCGGGAAAAGGAGTTGATCGCGGGTCACGAGGTTCCCAAACACTGCAGCAATGTGGTTCGCCCGGTCTGGGCTAACCCTCGCCCCGTTTTCGATGTGCCAGTAGGTTCCCTTGTTGATGTTTAGCTGCTTGGCAGCTTGTGGGATCGTCCACTGCTTCTTGATCCGAGCTGCCTTGAGTGGTGTCATTCAAGCCCCCTAGGTTGTCAGCTTGCCAACCTAAGAGGAAATTGTCAAGAACAATCTGGGTTGCATTGCAGCCAACCCGTGTGTAGGCTGTCGGGTAATCAGCAAAGTGAACCAAATCAGTTACGAGAGTCACTATTACCATGGACTTTAAGCTAGTCGGCGCAAACGTTCGCAGGCGCAGGAAAGAGCTGCGCCTCACTTTGCCCGAATTAGCCGAACTGAGCGGAGTTGACAAGGGCAACCTCTCCAAACTAGAAAATGGCACTCGCGGTGTCTCGTTATCAGCTCTCGCCAGACTCGCTGCTGCTCTAAAGACGAATATCGATTCCCTCACAGACAAGGTGGGGAATGTCTCCCCAGTGGCTACCGAACCGATGCGACTCCCCGTCATCTCATGGAGAGAAGTTGGAGAAACGCGGGGAATTTCTGGTTTTCGGGACGGGCCAATGCACGAATATGCGTTGTTCAATATCACGGCGTCTACTGAGACGTTCGCCCTTCGCATCGAGGATGAATCGATGGCCCCACGGTTTCAATTGGGCGACATCATAGCTGTGGACCCCAAGGGCGCTCCATATCCAGGGGCGTACGTGATCGCCAAAGTGGGGGATGTGGCGATGCTGCGGCAGTACCGCGAGTTGGGACGGGATAAGAAGGGACGGCCAGTCTTTGAGCTAGTCCCACTTAACCCGCTGTATGGGCCTCGCCGGTCCGATCAGGAGAAAATTCTGATCTGCGGCATCGCCACCCAGCTCCTACAGAACCTCTAAAAATAATTTCAAGAAAATAGTCGGTTGGCATTGACACAACCGACTGCCGGTGTCATATTACCTCTACGGTTGTCGCAACGACAACTACGGAGCCGACACCATGCCCACCCCTCACCTAGCCTGCCCGACCTGCGATGGCACCGGGTATCAATTCCGCAAAATCTATACGCCTTTGTATGGCGGATACGTTCGGGAAGCGCACAAGTGCAGCGCCTGCAAAGGATCGCGGGTACTGACTCCTAAGCCTGTGTCTGTGGTGAAGCGGCTTCTCAGCAGATTGGGGGTCGCATGAGCCGCCATGAAGCCTCGATTATCCGAAAAATAGCCACACGCGCCGTGGCAATGTCGGCCAAGGCTGGTCACAAGTGGGAGCTGTCGGATGCCGTTATGGATCTGACATGTGCCCACAACGACTGCGGACTGCGTTTGGACGAACTACTCGCTGCCGATGACTTCAATTTCGCGCATGACGTGTTCGGCATCAACCGCCATCTTGACCACGAAACGCTTGAGCTAAAAGACCACTTCCGCCCGCGATTCGCAGCGAGGGTAGTCGCATGACGCATACAGACCTCACCCTGCGCATCGTCAATGGCCTGTTCTGGTCCTTAGGGCCTTACTTCTTCTGGAAACGCGAACTGCGCAAAGAGCGCGAGAACAGAGCGATTCAGGACCGCTTAGATCAGGCCATCAGGGGATACAGATGAGCAAGCTATCCGTTGAAACACGTAGACAGATTCGCGCCGCACTGATGAAGGTTCGCACTATGGCCTTCCATGCGGAGCTGGATGGCGAAGTAAAGGGCCAGTCTCAGGAGAAACAGATTCTCGACCGCGCCTTGGATGAACTTGCCGCGCTGGATGAGGTAGCCGCATGACTTACGCCCAGCGACTCGCAGAAGCCGATGCCTACCGCGCCAAACAGCTTGAGCAAGAGCAGCGCAGACGCGATAACGCAGCAAAGTGGCTGCATACGCTTTATTCCGGCATTCGGGATGAAGATGCGCCGCTGCTGATTATGGAGGCTGTCAATGGACGCGGCTGATAAGAAGTACCTCGCAAACTCCAAATTGCTGTGCCTGCGTGAATTGCTCGAAAAATCCAAGGGGGAGGCGGCCAAACATGAGAGCAAAGCAAATCAAGGTCGGTGATCTCTCGGGGATGAGGTTTGGAAGGCTGACTGTAGTCTCGCAGGCTAAGTCCATAAGCGGCGGTGGTCGTAGATGGCGCTGTGTATGTACCTGCGGAAATGAGCGTCTAGTTGGCTCCCACGGCCTGATTTACGGCGAATCACGGTCATGTGGATGTTTTCAACGCGAGGACGCCAAACAGAAGAGGACCGTGCATGGGCTTACCGGAACTCCGACAAGGACTAGTTATTCGCGAATGAAGAGGCGGTGCTATGAACCTGGGGACAACTCCTACTTTTACTACGGCGCTCGCGGGGTAAAGGTTTGCGAACGATGGAAACACTCATTCGCCAATTTTCTTGAAGATATGGGTCCATGTCCCGAAGGAATGTCTCTTGACCGTATAGACAACAGCGGAGACTACGAACCGAGTAACTGTAGATGGGCCACCCCCACCGAGCAGAACCGCAATAAGAGGAAGTACAGGACGGCATCGCTGCGCGATCAGGACGGTAACAGAATCCCGATTGACGCGGAGACCCTACAGGAAATCTACGCTCTATTGGCGAAGTCGAAACCTAAAGGAAAGGCGGCGTGAAATGACGGCAGTGGATCAGGCAGTAAGCGTAATGCAGCAGGCGCGGTTGGAAATCATCACATTGAGGGCAGAAAAAGCGGACTTGCTAGACGCTCTGATTGAAGCCCGCGCCTATCTCACCGGGGATGCCGAGAGGCACGGCGTCCGTGCATATGTGAACCGCGTTATAGCCCGCATGGAGGCCACTGATGCACAGGGCTGATCCAACCGGCGAGCTTCACTTGCAGCAGAAACGCGCTGCCCGACAAAGAGAGTTCCGCTACATGGCCACTTGGTGCGCCTTCTTGTTGTCTATTTTTGCGCTGGTGCTGGTGATGGGACAGTGACTCCCCGCGATTTCGCAGAAGGAAAGGAATAACTCATGGCATCCCTTGCAACCATGCCGCCACATGATCTTTCGGTAACGCCTAGCCCTATGCAGTTGATTCAGTCAGCGATTGCGGCGGGAGCTTCCATCGACACCATCGAACGGTTGACCCGGCTCCAGCGGGAAATGATGGAGTACGACGCCAAGGTCGCCTTTGACGGTGCTCTCCACCGCGCACAGTCGGAAATGAAGCGCATCGGCACAGACGCGACCAACCCCCAGACTAAGAGCCGGTATGCCTCCTACGCGAAGCTAGACGGGGCGCTGAGGCCCATCTACTCCAGGGAAGGGTTCTCTGTATCCTTCGACACTGCAGACCCGCCTATGCCCGATATGGTGCGCGTGGTGGCATATGTCTCGCACGAGCAAGGACACACCCGCAGATACCAGCTCGATATGCCAGCAGACGGCAAAGGAGCCAAGGGTGGGGATGTGATGACCAAAACCCACGCTACCGGGGCAGCAATGTCCTACGGGATGCGCTACCTGCTGAAGATGATCTTCAACGTCGCTGTGGGGGAATCGGACGATGACGGCAACTGCATCGGGCCGGAAATCACGGACCAGCGCAACAAGATTCTGCATGGTATGGAACGAGCCCAGAGTGAGGACCAGCTAACCTCCCTCTACCGTGCTGGCGTCAAGGATGCGCTCGCTGCAAAGGACTATGACGGAATCAAGATGCTGGACCAAACCCGCGATCAGCGGCGCAAAGAACTGGCAGGTGACCTCTAATGCCTATCTTCGTGCCAGTGCAGCAGAATACAGCGGAATGGCTCCAGGAACGGTGTGGGGATATAACCGCTTCCCGCATTGCAGATGTGACCAGCTACCTGACCCGCAAAAGCAAGAATGGAGAGAAGGGCGACCCTTCAAGGGATCGGATTGCCTACCTCAAGGAACTACGGGGAGAGAGGACGACCGGACGCGCCACGGAGAAGCATGTATCGAAGTACATGGACCACGGCGCGGAGTATGAGAGTGTCGCCCGCGCTGCGTATGAGGCCGCATTCAACGTCGAGGTTAGGCGGGTTGGCTATGTACGGCATTCTGATCTTCCCTACAGCGGAGCCAGCCCTGACGCACTAGTGGGCGATGATGGGATGCTCGAAATCAAGTGTCCCCAGATAGAGACGCACTACGACTGGAAAGAAGCTGGGATAGTTCCTCCTGAGTACGAGCCTCAGATGATGTGGGGCATGGAAGTCTGCGAGCGCAAGTGGTGCGACTTCGTTTCCTTCCATCCTGACGCACCTGACGATCTGCGAATCTTCATTGTTCGCCTTGAGTACGACCCGGTCACGGGCGCGTATTACCGCGAAGAAGTCCAGAAGTTCCACGCAGAGGTCGAAGCATCCATTGCCAAACTACGCGGGCCGGTCACGCTCAAGGAACAACTCCGCGAGTCCATTGAACTCGACCCGGAACTCTACATTACAGACGCCGATTTGCCGGATTGGGCGAGGGCCTAATGGCACACGAATGCCCAGACTGCGGACAGGCTTGCTACTGCGATATGGAAGACGTGTGGCTTGACGACTATGAGGACTGCGAGCACGACTGCGAAGAGGAAGGCGAGGATTGGGACGATGCCGACTACCTCTAAGTATTACGTTTGCAAGCCAGCCCCCGTGCATGTAACCCGCGACGGAAGAGAAATATGCTCTGAGCACGCAGCAGGTAAGCGCGAGTACCGCAAGCGCACAGAGTTTATGTCTTTGCGGCAAAGGCATCTATGCGCAATCTGCGGAAAGTTCATGGTTGATCCCACATTCGACCACGAGGCAGGCCGTGGCTTTGGTGGGGGATTCCGCGACGATTCGCTATTTCACGTAGACGGTACATGGAGGAATGCAGCTGTCCATTTCCTCTGCAACATGTCGAAATCGAGCCGCCGTTTCCATTGGGTTGGCGGAAAGTACGTTCCATTTGAGAAAGGGGTAGACGATGGCCAACGGTCTTAAATGTGAGTGCGGAGGGAAAAAGACGTTCTACGCGCCGGTGTGTAAAAAATGCTCTCCAAAGCTAAGGGCGGCGAAGACATGGCCTCGCATGTTGTCCCGGATGACCGTTGATGAAAAGACGGGATGCATGATCCTTACTGGTTCTGACAATGGCACGGGATACGGGCGCGTCCACCACGCTGGTAGGGCCATGCTGGGGCACCGCGCATCTTGGGAAATCCATAATGGCCCCATCCCTAAGGGCCTAGTCGTCTGCCACAAGTGCGACAACCCTCCGTGCTTCAATCCGCAGCATCTATTTATCGGCACATATTCTGACAATGCGCGGGACATGCTCGCTAAGGGGCGAGATCGACATCCGCCCACCTCGCCAAAAATACAAGGAGAAAAGCATCCACTCGCCAAACTCACTGCTGCGCAAGTGAGAGAGATACGATCCCGAAAAAGCGAGCCGCGCAAGAAAATCGCCTCCGATTACGGCATATCTGCCCGGTATGCCAGCTCCATCATCTGTGGTACCAAGTGGAAATATTTGGAGTCCGCATGAGGCGTGAGAGCAAGTCTGAGCGCGAAGCCTGGACAGCTCACATTGAAGGCCGAGAGGAACGGGTTTCCAAGTATGGCAATGAACGCGGCAAATACGCCAGTAAGCGCGAAGCGGAACACGCTACAAAGCTCTGGGCGCTGGAATCCAGAGGACTTATCAGAGACCTCCGCGAACAGGTCAGAATCACGTTGGTTCCATCGAACGGCAAGCTAAGGGCAATAACCTACGTCGCTGATTTTGAGTATTACGACCTGAACGGCAAGCGGCACATCGTGGATGCAAAAGGGTTCAAGACGCAGGTTTATCGGCTGAAAAAGAAGATGGCTCAGTTGTTGCTGGGCCTAGAGATCGAAGAGGTTTAGTTCTACGCCACCGGCCCAGAGCATGTGGTGATCAGTATGGAGGAAGTTTAGCAATGATAACGGTTCGCATCACCCGCACAGTCGAAACGCCTTACGAGGAAACCGTGAATTATCTCGTCAAGGAAACTCCCACCCAGATTACCGAGACTGAGCGCAGCAGTTATAGCGGAAGCGTCACCGAGAAAGTCCAGATGGTCAAAGAGTACGCCCCGTCTGTGGCGAAGAAGGTCAAGACGCAAACCATTGACCTACTTGAGCAGAACATCGAAGACGAGTCGGCATTCAATCTCAACGCAGTAATCAAGGCCCTGAATAACCTCTAATGCCCACTCTCACCCATACCGAGCTTCCCGCGTCCATCCACACAGAGGTCACCATTCTGGGCGCGATGCTCCTAGACCCTCTCGCCCTCTGCGACGCCACAGAGAAGCTACGCCCTAAAGACTTCTTTCTGGACTCCAACCAGCGCATCTACCGCTGCATGTGCGATCTCGTTGAAGCAGGGAAAGCGGTTGACCTGACCACCCTGAGAGTGGAATTAGAGCGCAGGCGAGACTTGGACGCAATTGGAGGGATTGGGTATCTCTTCTCGCTCACTGAAGGTGTACCCAGAAACGTCAATGTCGAAGCCTATGTGCAGATCGTCAAAGACAAGTCTCTACTGAGGCAAGTAAAGGGCATCTGCAACGACTTCTCTCTGAGGGCAAGTGACCCATCAGAAGACGCCCGCAACGTACTAGGAGACTTAGAGCACTCCCTTTCGCAGGTCGCAGACAGCACCATTCACTCAGGTCTTACAGGGCTAAAAGACATATTCACCGCAATGGGCGGCCCAGAGAAGATGTTTTCCGCCTCTGGCGAAGTTACAGGATTGGCCACGCATTTTACTGAGTTCGACCGCATGACCTGTGGGCTGCAGAAGTCAGAGTTGGTCATCATCGCGGCAAGACCTTCAATGGGCAAGACCGCGTATGCGATCAATATCGCGCAGAACGCCGCCTTGCATGACAACAAGGTAGTCGCGATTTTCTCCCTGGAGATGAGCAAGGAATCTCTGCTAAAGAGGATGCTGGCTTCGCAGGCGTCCGTAACTGGAAGAAGGATGGCGGGGTTCATTGGTACAGATGAGCGCAGAAGGCTTTATGCAGGGATGGAGCAGTTGCAGGGATCAAAGCTATTCATCGACGACACTCCAGGTATTTCGTTACAGGAGATGCGGGCCAAATCCAGAAGGCTGAAGCAGCAAGAGGGCTTAGACCTCGTCCTGGTGGACTATTTGCAGTTGATGACCCCGCCAAAGAAAGAAAACAGAACGCAGGAAGTGTCGGCAATCTCCAAAGGCTTGAAGTCTTTGGCGAAGGAGATGAAGTGCCCTGTCGTGGCTTTATCTCAGCTTTCCAGAAACTCCGAACAGAGGGCGGGCAACAAAAAGCCTCTTCTTTCTGACCTGCGCGAATCAGGCTCAATCGAGCAGGACGCTGATGTCGTGGCCTTCATTCACAGAGAAGAGTATTACGACCGCGACAACGCAGAATTACAAGGCAAGGCCGAATTGATTGTTGCCAAACAGCGAAACGGCCCAACTGGAACCATCAATCTCGCATGGATCAGCGAGTACACAAAGTTTGAGAACTTGGCCTAAAGGAGAGCTATGAGCAAGGTCTGGGTAGTATTTTCTGCGGAAGGTTCGCTTAGGGAACTTCAACAGAAGCTGAATCAACTGGAACAAGATGGGCGGACGATTCATAGCGTCCTGCCACCGATAGAAGTTAGCTCCAGCTCCCCGCGCATACGTGGAACAAGTCTCATGTGGGCAATAGTGACTTACATCGCCGCCCCACCTGCACAAGAGAGGACAGAAGGATGAGCAAGCTGGAGTTTAGCCCTCGCAAGACCTGCGAGCTTTGCGGCAAGCCAAAGCCAGTCAATATCTACCGCGTGTGCGACAGGTGCCTAGAGGATAAGCACGAAGAACGGCGGCAAGCCCTGTTGCTCCGTTCGGAAAGAGGTGAGCAGTGAGCGACCAGAGCAAGCAAAGAGTGTTGGAAGTATGGCCGGATGCTATATGCGTTGAAGGCGTCACCCGTTGGGAAATCCTTAGTCAGTCGTATCGCGGCGGAAGACACGTCTTGGGCGTAGGTCTGAAGGAGCACACAGCTTGGGCAGATGCGGCCTCAAAACTCCCCACCGCATCTCCTGTAACCGCCCTAGTAGACGGCGCAGTGATGCACTCCATGCCAGAAGATGAGGGAGCGGGGGAGATAGCCAGCGAGGATGCGGAGTACGTGAGGCTCCGCGATAAATACAACTCTGTCGGACTGAATGACGCCGAATATCAGCGGTGGCGCGCATTAGATGACGCGCGGCGGTCCTCATTGCAGGCAGGAACCCACTCGGTATTGGGCTATGACGGGGAGCAGATCACGCCAAAGGTGGTGCCCGAGCCTGTGCCTGCTGAGGGAGCCCACAGCGTAACGGTGTCCTATGCTGGGCCAAACTCCAAGGTCACGGCTAAGTGCGATTGCGGATGGAGCTACATAGGATCGTGGCAGCAGTCTGGCGAGGTTCACCGTCAGGCCGCAATCCACCTAATTCCTTCCGCCCCAGAAGCAGCCGCAGGGCCTGAGTGTGTCGATTGCCGCGACTATAAAGCGAATATCCGAAGATGGATAACGCAGTTGGGCGGCAACGCTGAAGCACCGCACATCTCGGTCGAATTAGAACGGCTAATTGATTCACTGGCCGAGTCTGCCGCCCCTGTCTCCGTGGTGAAGGAGACAGAGCAGCGGCTACGGAATGAACGTGATGATTGGCGACGCAGGTACTTCGAGATGGAAGCCGCGCTGTCGCGCTGCATCGACACTAACGGCGATCATATCAAGCGCATTCAACGGCTTGAGCGTGAGAAAGATGAGATCAGGAATCAGGCCCGCATAGACGTAGGACGCGCTTCCAAGTTCTCTGTCTCAGGTGCCCAGATAAAGGGCATGGTAGATCGGTTCCTTAGCTGGCGGTTGCCAGAGAACTTCAATCCTGATGGCGGCATATCGTTCAAGCGTTCTGAAACTGCAATTAGGTACAACCACCCTTGGCCGACCGGGGCCAATTTCCTTGACGCGCAACAAGCTGAACAGATGGTACTGCACATGATCGAGGGACTTCCTGCCGCCCCCATCGCGCCAGCCACACACACATGGACGCAGCGGGAGGCTGACTTTTTCGCAGAGCGCAATGCCGCGTGGGACAAACTGAGAGCCGCACAGGAAGTAATCGAGAAGTTAGAGAAGGCTCTGGAACCTTTCCCCGGCAACCCTCGCTTCTATGACGAAGACGAGGATACAAGCGAGTGGGGGTGCATGTGTTGCGATGCCTCAGCAAAGCTAGGAAGTGAGATCGCACACGATGACGATTGCGTGACCGGACGCGCCCACAAGGCTCTAGCCCGCGCCGAGTCCTACCGCAAACAGGAGGCCAAGTGAAGATCAGAGAAATTGCGTGCTGCAAGATGACACTCCCAAAAAGCGTGAGGGATCGCCAGTCCGGTATCTGGAATCTGGAGAAGAACAAGCGTCTCAGGGGAGCCATTGACGAATGCATGGCCAGCGGCAAGGAAGTGTTTTGCGCTACACCCGGAGAACCGCTATACCACATTCTCCCCGAATACCCGCTAATCGAATCCGCGATGCAGAAGCCGGAGAATGTAAGCCTCCTAAAAGTCCGCATCGTGGCCTACCTGAATAGCGAACATCTCGGTGTAGAGGGAGTGTCTGATGCCCAATGAGAGCACAGCAAACAAGATTGCGGAGATTGAACGCTTCGATCCGACTCTAGCCACCGATGTTTGCGGCAATAAAGACGTGCTGATGAAGCAGCGGCATGACGGCCTATTTGTCCGCTACGGCGATGTGCTTGCCATGTTGGCCAAGCCTGAGCCGGACGGATGGGCAGCGGTGAGCGAGCGCAAACCCGAGCCGGGGGAGTGGGTGCTGGCTTTCAATGGCCATTGGCGCGGCGTTGCTAAATGGCACCGAGATGACGACTACGGCGAAGATTGCCCCCACGAATGGATAGACGAAACAGACCACTTTGTGACTCCGGAACCTACCCACTGGCTAAAGTTGCCCACCCCTCCAGTGCTCCCGGAAGGAGAGAAGGCGTGAGCATCTGGGTCGTTGAAGGCAAGTATATGAAGCGCAAGGAGTGGGAGTTCGTGGCTGTGTACGAGACCCGAGCGCGAGCATTGTTTGAAGCCGCCAGGAGCACTCGCGGGTTGCACCCTGTTTGGCAGTACCGTGTTTGCGAATACAAGCCAGCGGGAAAGCCGGAACCACCAGTTCCATTTGTGCGGGGAGCCTAACTAATGGCTGACAAGGACTGCCCACATAACGTTATCAGAAAGAAGCGCACGGAAGACCCGCATCAGTACCACTGCCAAATGTACGTCTGCGGATCGTGCGCCACTCTCTTTGAAGTCAAGATTTACGAGGAACCAAAACCCGCACCCAGAGAGCAGATGTTTGACCGTCGTCCTCCATGGGGCATGAGGAGCAGGCAGGCATGAGCATCGATTACCGCAAGCGCGACCAAGAGGAAGGCGCTCGTTATCTAAACGCCTTTATTGAAGCCATCAACGCTGACCACGACGATGTAATCAGGGTCGGCAGAGATCAGGGCTGCATGATGCGGAATGAGATTGAACGGCTGCGCGGGGTAGAGAAACGAGCCCTGCTCCAAGCGGCTGACAAGGAGACGGAGAGATGAGCGAACTACCGGAAGGCTGTGGGTATCAGGGGTACGAGTTTGGGGCTAGGTATCCAGACTCTATATGTTGCGGCGGGAAACTCTATGACGCCGATAATTGCGACGATAAGGGCAATCTATACGAACCCGGCGAGGATATCCCCTGCCCGATGTGCGATGAGGCTGGAGCCACAGCTTACTGGGCTGAAAGGCTCACTCTCGGCGGAAGCACAGAGGAAGAGGCCAAACAATCAGCCACATTCCTTGTCGCAGATATACGGAAGAATCGCCAGAACGGCACGGAACCGTGGAAGGCAAGTCGATGAGCGAACCCAAGAAGCAGGTTGAGCTGCCGCTCCCTGAGCCTGAAGCGCGACGGCCCACAGTGTCCACAGAAGAACTGCACAGGTTTCTGCGAATGTATCAAATCATGTCCGAAGAGGACGATGAAGACAGGTGCCGTGCAATATATCTCGCCGCCATTATTAAAGACCTTATCAACGCGAAGGCCGAATCCGCCGCCAAAGATGCCGAACTCGAAACCCTGCGGGCGAGGGTAGAACGGCTTGAGGCCGAATTAGATAAGGGAGACAGTTGGACGTGGATTCGGGCAAAGTTCGAGAAGTGCCGAACCCAGTTTGCCTGGTATACCCCACGCAAAGATTCACTGGTCGGAACTCGATATGAGGTTATGGGCTGGCTGCACGTGCTATTCGCCCACGCAGATCCGAAGGTCTACATCGACATAACGATGGAACATCAGGAGATGGCGGACCAAGCGAACAAGCGTGCCGAATCCTCCGAAGCTCGGCTCCGCGCTGTATCTGAAGCCCTAGAGGAGATACCCAACGACCTCAACTTCATGAGCGAGTGGATCGAACAGGCCAAACTAGTGTTCGCTCGGCTCCGCGCCATAGTAGAGAGCAAGTAAATGTTTGATAACAGGAAAGGTGGCTGCAGTGAGGCATGAGATTGTGGAGTGCGAGCAAGGGAAGAAGGCGCTTAGCGAAGCTCTGGCCTATATCGACGGGCGTGGATGGGAGGTTGTGGCGATTGTTCCCAACACTGGAGGTCCAATCTGGAGCGCAATGTTCAGTGGAGACAGCTACGGACTCATGATCGTGGTCAAGAAACCTGTAGGGCAAGTAAAGAAAGGAACACCATGAAGACGATAGTTGCGTTAGGTCTAGCCGTTCTGCTGCTTACAGGGAGTTCGGCACGAAAGCCGGTGGATGTTCCGCCGCTACTCGAAGAGTACGGCAATCCTGGGCACAATTTCTGCGATATGGGGAAATGCACGTTCATGGAGGGACTGGACCCTTTTGATCCGAACGATAAGGGCCAGCGTCGGACCCGGATCACCTGCGCAGACAAGACGCGGTTCCTGATGACATCTGAGGACGGCATGAAGCACTGCATTGCGATCACAGATTGAGGGCAAGTAACAGGAAAGGTGGAACGAGGGGGTCAGATTATGTTAAGCACAAAAGAGCAACTGGAGCCGTGGGTGGATATCAAGGTGGTCGCCGCGCATACTGGAATCAGCAAGATGACTTTGGCGAAGATGGCCGATATGAAGCAAATCCCATCCTACGAGCTTCCTTGCGGGGGGAAGAGGGTACACCGCAGGTTCAAGCTGTCCTTGGTAGACGAAGCCCTAATGCAACAGATGAAGAAGGGGGCCTAGTTCTCCACAGGCCCTACCCTAGAATGTCTGCCATGCGCGAGAGCTTTCAGAATGGCAGCGTGGAGCGTAAAGCCCGCAAGCGTGGCCCCGATGTTTGGGTGTTTCGCTACAAGGACGGCGGGAAATACATCTCCAGGAGAATAGGGACGGTTGAGAAGTACCGCAGCAAGGCAGCCGCAGAAAAGGGCGCTGTAAAGTTCCGGGAAGAGATCAACGAACAGATCGACTGCCTGACAATCAAGGCGCTGTGCGGGAAGTTCAAAAAGGAAGAACTGGACGCCCGCCCTGATACCAAAGCCACCTACCATTCATGGCTGAAACGGGTGGAGACAGACTTAGGCCACTATCGCACAGTCGATATCCCCAAAAACCTGCCTGCCATAGAAGACTGGCTAAACGGACTCCAGAAGTACAAGAAACAAGAACCTTTATCCAAAAGGTCAAAGCAGCACGCCCAAGCGTTTCTGCACCTGCTCATTGAGTATGCCATGAAGCATGGGCATCATCCCCTGGTAAGAAACCCTATCCAGCTTCTCAAGGTCAAAGGAGCGCATATCCGCGTCAGGGTCCATACACTGCTTACCGGAGCGCAATTTCATGCTCTGATGGCCGATCCCGAATTGCCTGAGCACGTTAGGGTCATCATTCAGATTTGCATGCTGTTAGGGCTGAGAATGTCTGAAGTCTTAGGGCTGAAGTGGGAAGCCATCGATTTTGAGAAGCATACGATTCGCATTGAACGATCGGTAACCGGAAAACACTCCGCCGAGACCAAGACCCCCGCCTCTACTGCGGTTCTTCCCATGCATGGCGATATCGAGACGGTTTTTGAGGGATGGAGGAAGATCAACACCGCCGAAGACGGTGCGGACCTATCGGTGAATGGCTGGCTATTCGGGAATGTCATCACCGGCAGGCCGTTTTGGAGAGGCATCATGCAGCAGGACTACCTGATTCCAGCCGGGAAGAGGCTTGAGAAGAGTCTTGGGCCTCAGTTCCGCATTGAGTCTCTGGGATGGCACGACTTCCGTCATACCTACCGAGCCATGATGGGGGAATTGGACGTTCCGCTGGAAATGCAGCAGAAATTGATGCGCCATGCCGACATCCGCACGACTATCAGCTACGGGTCGCAGAGGACAATTGATAAGCTCCGCAGAGAGCAGGCCAAGGTGGTAGAGATGTTCAGGAAGAGAGCTTGATTCTCCCTTATTTCACCCTCGAATGTTCCACGTGGAACGTAAATTGTTGATTTATGGTGCGCCCGGAGAGATTCGAACTCCCGACCCTTTGGTTCGAAGGGAAATACTTTGCATGTAAATCTGTAACTTGCGGGAAACTTGGGATAAATAAATACACAGAAAACACTGGAGAATATGAGGGAGGCTGCTACTTCACCCCTGTAGTATCCCTAAGACAGCTTTGGCCCCGTACCTTTCGGCAGGGGCCAAGACTGGCTCTGGTTCTTCCGCGACCTCCTTCTTACGGGGTAGCCACCGCTGGCGTTTGTGGGGCCTGTACGCTCTTCACCAGGTCAGAGACGGCCTGAGCTACTCCAACGTCCTGCTGGGCTGCTGTGGCGATTGCCGTGGCCTTCTGGTAGCTTCCTGTGGCCTTGGCAATCTGTACAGTCTGATCGATGGCGAGCTGGGTTAGTTGGGAAGCAGCGCCAGCGTATACCGCATTGTTGCCGGTGAGAACCTGTCCTGCAGTTCCTGTTGCGACCGCGAGAGCGTCCTTCGCCATCTGGGCTTTGGTTGCGCCCGAGGCTTTGTCGCCTACGACTGCCTGAATGCCATGAACGATACCGGGCAAAAGCCCGAGGATGAGGGATAGCCAGTTCATTGTGATTCTCCTTTAGCTTTGGTGAGGGTTGCGCTGGACCCGCTAATCGTTCCGTCAGGAGCAAGAGTCGGGTCTTTGAGGGTTGCCACGTCTCCCGGCCCCATAACCAGCGGCGGAAGTGGACTTTTGGCGAGATAAGCAGCTGCATTCACCATCCCTGCCACAATGGCGACCATACAGACGTGCCCAAAGCCAATGAGAGAGGTCAGATTGAACCTGTCCGGGGCGACCAGAATCGTTGCCACAGAAGAGGCAGAAGAACCAATAGCGGCAGCTCCCAAGCCGTGCAGCCAGATGCGAGTGTTGTTTGTCATCGTTCTCCTTAGTGCTTCGTCGCGAGATTCAAAACTGCGGCAATGAGGGTCGAGATGATCAGGCCGATAATCCAGCGATTCTGCCGGTCTGTGGATTCAATCTTTTTCTTTACATAGGTGAATGCGCCGTTTTCGCTGAAGAAGACTGACCAGTTCACTTCCAAGGTTCTGAGTCTTTGGCCGTGGCCGTCTGCTCTCTCTAGCAGGTGGGCAGCGCGAGCCTTGGCTTCATCGTTGCGCGTGTCGTCTACCTTTCTGCGTTCCATGTCCAGCTGATCCCTGGATTGGATCAGTTGGCGGATTGACTGCAGTTCGGCGCTTACCTGCTCCATCGTTGTGAACTCCTCATGCATTGCTATTGCTTCCCCCATACTCGGAATACTTCCCTGCCACTAAGTTGTCCCAGATCGCATCCAGCCCTTGCGGGTAGTCCGCCTGCATCGCAAGAGAGGGATTTGCTGGTAATCCCGCGAGTTGGAAGTGATCCATGTCGGGAAAGTGCTTCCAATCGCCGCCCCACTCCAGGCCCTGAGACTTCATTGCCGCGACCATAGCTTTGAACTGAGGGGTGTCCGGTTTCCAGTTGATGCGGCCATCTTCGCCCTGGAGATAAGGAGCAATATCCACCGCAAGCCCATAGTTGTGCATGGACTGCCCTGCTTTGGCGTTGGTAACTACATGCCCCGGTGAAGTTCGGCCTTGGGCGTAGAGTGCGTTCTGCTCCGCCGCAGTTCTTAGTCCCGAAATCACCAAAAGGAATGTCCCCTCTTGCTTCAGGACAGCCGCCGCTGAACGCACCTTATCCGCTAAGGCAGGAATGACTCTGGAAAGTTCCGCTTCGCTTCTGGGATTCACTGGATCGAGAAGCTCGCTGTAATCGTCGCGGAGCCTGTGATTGTGCTCACAGATGGAGCCGGAGTGACCACCGTATAGCGCCCATGGGTAATCGAAGAATTGAGATACCCTGAGCACCCTTGAACCTGCGCGTACAAGTCTCCAGTCGCCGTCAGGGAGTAGCTTGTCCCTGAAGTCGTTCCGGTCAGATCCCCGCCCGTGGTCGTCCCGGTGGTGTTGTAGACCAGATTCGCGGAGCAGCCTGTGGTTCCTGTCGTGATGGAAATGGTCGTCGCAGGGCCGGAGTACCCGTCTCCTGGGGAGAGCGTCGGTCCTGCTGCGGTAGGAGTGCCTTGGACGACCGCACCAATCGTCAGAGGCGTAGTTTGCGGACTGCCGTAAAAGTCCGTTGAGGGTTGGCCGCTGTAGGTGGTTCCTGTGGCAATCGCCGGAGACGTGCTGCCCAGATGGAAGTCAAAGCCGTCCAGCGCGGCCTCAGTGGGAGCAACAGACCCTTGAGCTGGTTCACTGACCAAGAGAGGATTCTGGCAGGTGTTGCCGTTGATCCCCGCTCCACCAGCGCAGGCATCGCCATTTCTCACCCCAAATTCAAGGTTATGGCTGCCGACAAAGTTGATGACGTTGGGAGAGTCGTTGTTGAAGTAGATCGCTGGCGCTTGCCCGGAGCTCACCGGCCCGGTCGAATAGCTCGGCGTGTACCCAAGGTAAAGGTTGTTGGTGAAGTTGTAATTCAGCGAGGCGCAATTCCCTGACGTGTTGCAGCCAATCTGCCAGATGGTCTGCATGTAGGTCACGATGGTGTTGTTGCCAAACTCCACCGTCGAACCTGAATCTGCGTTATAGGCCACAATCGTGGCAGAACCACGGCAGGCATCTCCGAGATACAAGTGTGAGGCCAAAGCAGCGTTGGCTCCCGGAGGGATCCCGCCGCCTTCCAGCCGGTAGCAGTTTCCTAAAATCAGGTTGTTGGTGAATATTCCTGTTGACCCGGACGGCTGAGACATCTTCCACGACTGCCCGCCGTTAGCTTCCCACTTGGAATTTGTCAGAGAGAAGTGCATGGTCGCCACGTGCGGGCCGATCATGCCGTCTTTCATGTTGTAAGCGACATAACAGTGGTCGCAGGTAAACGTGTCCATTGTGGATGTCCCACCGGACCACGCATCCCCAAATCCGGCATTCGAGTCATCCCAGCAGGCCAGCGCGGGAAACTGAGGATTGGTAATCGGGTACTGCTCCATGCAGCCGTTTCCAATCATCGTCACATAGCTCTGCGTCAGTGTGGCGTTCGATGCAAAGCCGCTGTTGGAGTCCCATCCGCTGAAATTGTTGAAGGCGATAATGACGTTACTCAGCGTAACTCCAACCCCGTTGCCACCGGTCAACCCATCATGCCCAAATCCGTGAATATACACGTCATGGAGCAGCAGGTTGGTAGTCGTGGAATCCATATTGATTCCGTGCTGCGCCTGGTCGCTCAAAGGAGGAGACACGCTACAAGTAGAGGGATATTGCGGAGAACCTGTTCTCGTACAGGCTCCGTTGTGCGATGTAAACTCGATGCCCTCAATGTCCAGGTAATTGGCACCTGTTAGATTGATTGGATCGATGTCGAATCCGCCGAAGATTTGTGAAAGGTTTGAGGTGTAGGGGTAGCCTTGGACCGGATTACAGGTATACGTCCCATAGGCGCAGGCTCCCAGAATCTTGGTATGCGCTCCCACTGAACCGGCAGGAGGCGGAGGTATGGAGCAGCCATAGGTCATAGGTCCAGCGCACCAGTTGTAGATGGTGCCGTTATAGACCGGACCCATATTGGTGTCGGTTCCAATGCGGCAGTGTGGAGCTTCTGGGTTCTGCTGGATGGGAGAAGCAGCGCAGCCACGGATGACGAGGGTATCTCCGCCGGCCATGACCCAGGCCTCATTCGAGTACGCCCCGGTCATCCACATATAGCGCACATCGTTATAGGCACAGTTTTGATTCACGGGAGCCGCGCCGCCCGAGGTCCACACCGTAGATCCATCGGTGGTGGTGACGCCGCTCGATCCATGCACAGGCCACGCAGGTGCCGAACTGCCCCTGGTTCCCGCCGTTGTCACAGTCTCGTAGTTCCCGTTGGAGTCCACTACCCGCGCTCCCGTGGTGGCGTCAGTGATCGAAGGCCACCAGAGGGTTGAGGTCAGCCCCGGATATGCGGCGTCTGAAGTGCCATTGCAGCCACCGTAGGGTAAATCGGCGGAGTAGCGCGTTCCACCGTCCTGACGCACAAACCACGTGGTTGCAAAGGCAGGAGTTGAAAGCACCAGCAATACGCCGAGCAGGAGTTTCTTCATTTCGTCACCATCGTTACAATCACGCCGCTGATGCTGGTCGTTCCATCGGGGTTCTTGGTTGCTGTGCTTTTCGAGAAGTCGAGCGTGATGGTTCCATTTGTTCCCTTCAGGGAAACCGGGGCCGTCACGGTTGCGGTTGTACCGGTTACAGGAGCCTGATAGCTGGGAAAGTTGAAGGAGCAAGTACCGCCGTTTTTGGGAACGCGGCAGCTCGCGGACTGACTCTGGATTTGCGCCGTACCTGTCACTGCTGCAGGAGGTACTTGGGCGACTTGAGCCATAGCGGCAAGTGGGAATAGCAACAGGAGAAGGATTCTCATTTTACGCCCTTTAGGGAGACATCGACGCAGTTAGAAGGGTCTGACTCCGCACCATCTACTTCTGCGGTTATGTAGTAGCTGTAAGTTCCCGGCGAGACAGGATCGACATAAGGCCCATCAGGGGGAACGTAGATCGCAATTCGTGTGTAGTACGGCTGAGTCGCGCACGTTGCTGAGGCGCGATAGACATTCACCGTCCCGCCCGAAGGGGAGGCGGTCCACGAGAGCGTGACTTGATGCACTGGCTTGGCAAAGAACGCGAAGATGAGGAGGAGTTTGGTCATTTGGTGTAGTGCCACACGACCATCTGCAGTTGCGAATCCGCGCCAGTCTTTTGCAGCAGGCTATAGATATGTCGCGCTACGGTCTGGAGTGCAATTCCAAGACGGCCTGCCAACTCCTGACGGCTGATGCCCTCTTCCACAATCAGTTGGTAAACTTCCTGCTCGCGGGGCGTCAGTGTCATTGGGCGTGAGGGACTTGGGCGTGGAGCTGAAAGAGGTATACTTTCCACCATGCACGGAAGATGGATCGGGGTAGTCGCGTTGGCTGCGGTGTCATTGATAACATGGCTGGCATTGTCCTCACGCTTTCACCCGAAGGTGAACATGGCGGCTGGATACGTATTGATGACCTTGTTTGTCTGCATGTACTTCTTCATGGTCTGGTGGCCTGCGCTCTTTCGCCAATGAGCTAGTTCTGGGTGTAGTAGTAAAGCGTGCTAAATAGGGTGTCGGTGCCAGTGAAGGGGACTTGGCTTGTATCTCCGCAGTTCCACGTCAATTTGAAGCCGCTATTGAAATACCTTTTCTGCCCCAGGTGCAGGCGATAAGCGCCGTTGGTGGAATACGTCGCACTAGCGGTAGGCGAGAAGAACGTGGTTCCAATCTCTCCAGTTCCATTTGTCCAACCGCCGACAATTTGCGTGGTCTGCCCTCCGCCCCCGGCAAACTGCGTGACCGCATTAGCCCCGAAATAGAAGCCCATGCTGAACCAATCCTCAGTCCCCGAAGACTGCACGCTCGGAGTTCCAGACCCATCCACGTAGTAGTTCACGTTCCCTTCTAGCGGTGCCCCAAATGGACTGATGCTTCCAGGCACTTCGTCCTCAAGGAAGTACAGTCCAACGAACCTGCCAGCACCACCCGTGTAATTGACGAGGGTTTCAACGGCATTGGCGGCGATACTCGAAGCATTGAATGAGTCGATATGTAAATACCGCGTCTTGTACCACGTATCAGGAACACCGGTCTGGTATTCCACCATGCTCCAGAACGTGAGCGATGCCCCCGACGAGTTCACGTAGTCGATCTTGATTCCCGTCGCAAAGGGCATCGGAAGCCTTAGCTGACACGAAACCTCGTTATTGACCTTCGGACTGTTCCACGTAACCGCCGCATTTCCGATGAAAGACGGACCAGTGTTCCCCTGCGACAGATAAACCGCCATGCAGAGGTTTCTCACTGGGATAGAAATGGCCGCTGTGGCTGATCCATCGTAGTAAACATTTATGACATTTTGGGTGGCATCATTGGCTCCCTTAGTCGCAAACCAGAGCGAATCTACATAGCCGGAGCCGGTGTAATTAACCAAGTTTTGAGTTGAGGTGTTGGTAACCGTTGCATACTCGTTTTTCGCATATGCCAGCGTTCCCGCAGGCTTATCCGGGCTGAGAATGTCAATGTTACCGGTGGAAGAGGAACCACCTCCAAGGGTGATCTGTCCATACGCGACGAGAGGCAATAGCAGAACGCCGAGAAGATAAAAGAGTCTTTTCACTTAGTTGATCCCGTAAATAGTGAAGGTTGAACCAGCTACGAAATTCGGCCCGGCCGAAGGAAACAGTGATATTTGGGTGATCGCGCTCGTGCTAAACCAAGCCCCACCCCAAGAAAATATGTTCCAATTCGTTCCGGTCGTGTTGTCATTGCGGTTATTGATGTCGGTGAAGTTTTTGTAAAAGGTCGTCCCCGCATAGGACGGGATCGTCACTTCTGCAACACCAGCTAAATTCGGAGAACTAGCGGCAGCAAAACCTCCGATATCAATAGAGGTCGCGCTGCTGCTGGACGCACCAGAAATGGTCGTTCCGGTAGTCGCAAGCAACTGCCATTTATAGTGCCCTGCAGTCGAGTCTCCGTTGAACCGCATCAGGATGTCATCAACGGTTGCCGCTGCGGATGTTGCTGCGGTAACAATGATCTTCAACTGCGTATATGTCCCCGGAATGGACGACATGATGCAAGTCGTCCCCGGAGTGCTAACGACAGCAGAATTACCGGAAAGAACGCAGGCCCCGGAGAGCGTTACCGCAGACGTTATGTTCGTCCACGCTCCGCCTCCGCCACCGGGGGCGGCAACCGTGACACCGTTCGTAGCCGGAGTAAAGGTGACGCCGCTCCCTGCAACCAACGGAGCGTCGCCTCGATAATCTGTTGCGGTTGCGCTGTTCGCATTCACGCTCAGAATGCGATAGGAGTTGAGCGTCGGGACAGAGGTAGAACCGTTGAAGGTGTCCGATCCACCCAGCGCGATAGTCGCAACCGTAGTTCCTTGGCTGGTAATCCGCGCAGACCATAAGGTACTGGGCTGGGTCGCGGGAAGGGTGTACGAGCAAGCTGCCGAGCAGTTCATAATGACAAGCTTTCCGTCATCGCTGGTGGAAGCTGTAGTGCTAGTGGTGTACGTTACTGTGCCACCTGAAGAACCTCCGCCTGCGTTAGTCCATGTGCAGGTCGCGTCCGTACCGCTGGCCGTGCATTGCTGCACCTGATTTGTTCCAGGTAGCGCGCTGGGGTAGTGCAGGACGTAGCCAGTCGTGGAAGACGGTCCGGCCTGAGTTACCGCATTCGCAACTAAGGTAGGCGCGGTTCCTTGGGGGAAGGCTGCCCACCCCGCGCTACCACCGCTCCCGAATGTTGCCGAGGGCGCAGAGAACGGCTCGGTCGTGGCAACCGCACTGCCGTTATCTGTAATCGACGAATTGATGATGGAGTTGGGGCCGTTGGCTTTGGGTAGGGCGTTGGTGGTCAGGGATGTGGATGTAGTATTGCCTCCGCCGCCACCGCACAGCCCATTCCCCACCGTGCAGAGCCTTGACCACGATCCGCCAGCCTCGTAGGCATTCCAGTTACCGGAGGCATCTGTGCCAAATCCTGCACCGCCTGCCACTGGGGTCTTCAAGCCGCCGGAAGATGCGCCGAATTCAAAGGCGTGTTGTACCCCTGTGCCGTGATACACAAGGCTTGAGCCAGTGTCCTGCAGCGCGGAGGAAGTCGTAGAGGCTGTGGCTGAGGTCGCCAGGGGAATATAGCCGGTGGTCTGGCCGGAGAGTCCGCCGCCCGCTCCCGGCGTGAAGCAAGTCCCTGTGCCATCCGCCTCTGCTGCCTGCCCGGAGGGGCAGCCGAAGAGCTTTAGGGCAGTCGTAGAGGAGTTGCCGATGGTCGTAGTGTTGGTTTCAAGAGTTACGCCGTTGCCGATGCCGATGGCGTTGCTAATAGCGCCGCTGCTTGTGATGTTGTGCCCAAGGCAAAAGACGTTGGCCGAGCCGTCACCTAAATGTGAGCAGACTCCATCGCCCAAGCCGACAACATCCGTGACTGCTGCGGTGGGATTACTAAGTGACACCGATCCCGAAGCCGCCCCGTCGCCAATTCCAATTACGTCATGGGTGCCGTTGAGCCAGTTCGCTCCGGCACCGTTTCCCATTCCAACTACGTCATGGCTGACACCTTGAACGTCTGCCCCTGAGCCATTGCCGATGCCAATGACGTTTGTGAGGTCAGAGATCGCTGGGTCGGCTGGGTCTGTAGAACCATGCAGAAACACCGCACCGTTTCCAAGCGCGATCACGTTCGCAGTCGAACCCGGCCCTGCTGTATCGCTTGAAGAAGTTGCTGCCGCTCCCTGCCCTAGAGCAATGGTGTTGTCTACAAAGGAATTTGCAAGCGCCCCACTGCCAAGGCCAATGAAGTAATGCCCTGCGGTGAGATTTGCCGCGCTGTCACCAATCGCAATGCCTTCATAGCAGCGCAGGTTGTTGCAATCCAGTGCGAAATCTCCAATCGCTACCAGATCATTGCTTCCGCCAGCCGTCACTTCAGCCGCCGTGGTGTTTCCGACCGCAACCACGTTTGTTCCGGCGTTAGCAGTTCCATTAGTAAAGCCGAAGGTGCTTACATTCGCCGGAACGCTCGCGGTGTCGCTGGCGCGATTGTTGGTACCGCAATTCGTGGAGGACGAGTCTCCGTCCACTGATCCGTTGGTGGTGGGGATGCCTCCGGTGGAGCAGCCGCCGCCAGTACTTCCGCCGCTTCCGCCCAGCGAGATAACGAACGTCCCTAGAAACTCTCCGCCTGGAGTAACCATTGAGAACGTGTAAGTCCCCGCCGCCTTCCAAAAGCCAAACCTGCCATGCACATCCGCTGTGATCGGATTTGTCGCAGCAACAGTCAGTGCGGGGTCTTGGTAAATCGGCACTGTATTCGTGCAGGGCTGGCTTCCATTGTCGGGATAGGCGCAAACCGTGATCTTTGCAAAGGGCACGGTGAACATGGTCGATTGCGACCCAGCCGGAACGTTATTGGCTGAAGTAAATGCATTCGAGTCATACCGATACCCCTGCCCCCATAAAGGAACAGACAGACACACGAAGGCTAAGACTTTCAGAAACAGCTTCATTCAGTTGTCCTTTATTTACTGCACGAGAAAGTTCACGCCTAAGCCGGTGTAGGTCCAGCTAGAGCCGGAGTTATTGCAGACAGAAGCCTGAATCTTGTGAGTGTCGCTGGAGAAAGAACTGATGATCGAAATTCCATTCAGCGACGCAGGAGTCAGAGAGGCTTCAGGGCCGTAAAGACTCGCAACTACGGTCGTAGTGCTCGATCCCCCGCTAAACGCGCTCGATGTAATTCCGGTGCAAACCCCATTCGCCAAAGACCCGGTTCCAAGAGTCGCCTGGTAGCGGCCAATGGTGAGCGCCGCTACTGCGGCATCCGTATAGGCAGTAGTCGCTACTTTTGTGGAGTTGTCACCAGGAGACTGCGTAGTCGCTGTCGTTCCGTTCGGGATGGCCGTGATGTTCCCCAGAATCCCAGAGGAACTTCCTACAAGTCCCGTAGTCAGGGCCGAATCGTTGAGATTTCCGACCGTCGTAGTTTGCGGGCCAAGGTTATTCTGTCCGCCTGCGACATATAAGGCCCAGTTGCTTGCGCCAGTGCCTTGGTCTGCGATATAGACACCGGAATTTAGAAGGCCGCCAAATTGGCCCTCAACGTAAATCCCTGTATTTATGGGCACGTTCGAAGTTATGCCGTAATTGGAGTTGTTCGCCGCGTACAGTGAAGCCATGCGCGGAACCGTCCCCTCATCGGTTCCCGTAGTTGAATAGTCCCCTAATTGCGCATAGCCAATGACGCCAGCGACCATCTCGCTCGCTGTCGCACCAACGCCGGGATAGATGATCCCGACGTTATAGCTGCCCACCGAGGAACTAGTGCCGTGCTGCTCGTTAATGGCTTCTAGCGCATGGGAGTGCTGTACAGTGCTGGATTGCGTCTGGTTCCACAGCGCCAGTGCCGAATTGATTCTGCCAGTAGTTTTTTGGGTGAGTACATTCGTTACATCCAGCGCGAGATTATGCTGCAGGGCAATACCAAACGTGCTGGGCTGGGGTCCCGACTCGATAGGCCCAGAGATGGTGTAGCCGCCAGTCAAAGGAACTAGTTTCGGATAGCCCACCGCAAGGACGTTATTGGTCTTGTCCCATGTGAAATTCGAATTCCCACCAAACGTCCCGCCATCATTGAATTGAACCTGAGTGTCAGAGCCACCGGGATTTGTGCCGACTGTCTGCCAGCTTGCGGTAGTCGAACTGAGAGCAACAGGGACTTGCCCCACTCCCGGAACGCCTGAAACAGCTACGCCGCCGATCTTCGCCGCAGAGCCTGACGTGTCATTGGTCAACGTCCCTAACGCCGTTACTCCTGCGGTGGTGAGGGTGTAATTCGGGATATTCAGAGTCGAACCGGAGAGCGTTGCCAGACCTGTAGTGCCGATAGTCGTCAGAGTGAGGCCGGAGCTTCCGCACGTCCCGTCTGCCCTCAGAAACAAAGTCCCAGAACATCCAGTAAAGAGGCTGGTTACGTCTGCCGCTGTGCCATTTCTGGCCGTGGAAGAATTGAGGCTGTAAACCAACCCCGGAGTGCCTGGGAAGGTCGCTGACCCTCCACCTGTCCCTGCGAGCGTGAAAGTGAAGTTGCCGAAATTCGTACCCAGAGGTGACTGTGCGTTGTAGGTGTATTCACCCGGAGCGGCCCAGAAGCCAAACCTTCCATGAACGTCTGCTGTCATCGGCTGGGTGATGACCTGCGTCAATCCAGGGTCGGAGTAGACATTCACCGCATTCGTGCAAGGATTCCCCGCAGCGGGGTAGCTGCAGACCTTGATTAGTGCAAAAGGAACCGTGTAAAGCGTTGATTGCGTGCCATATGGGACAGAATTCGCAGAGGTAAAGACTGAAGCATCGTAGCGACTGCCCTGCCCCCAGAGGGAGCTTGTAAGCACGCAAAAGATCGCAGCCGCTAAGAGCTTTTTCATTCGTTATTCCTTTTTGGGGGTAAAATCTGGAAACCTATGAAGGCCTTGGTTCTTCTACTGCTCTTTTCAATTCCTGCATTTGCGACGGTTCACGTCCGCAGCACTGTCACCAGAAAAGGCGTCTACCGCCGCTCTCATGTGCGGACCAACCCAGACCATTCACGGCTGAATAACTGGTCTGCTCGCGGCAACGTCAACCCTGCGACTGGCAAGAAGGGCTATAAGCGGACCGTCAAGTAGGTGGAGGAACTATGCTCGTTGCTGTGATAATTGCCGCGCTGATAGCCTTGTGGACAGGTGGTTTAGCAATCGCTGTCGCGTTACAGGAAAAGCGTTTTCCGGGAAAGTACCTACTTCAATTTGCCGGGGCTTGCGTCCTACTGGTCTGGGTCGCCTTTTTCTGATCGGCCATATTGAAGCCCCGCACCCATCAGTCCCGGAATTACCAGCTTGCGCAGCGCGTTGGAGTTTAGCCCTCGCGCCAGAGCCATCTGTCCTGTCGGGTTTGAGGCGAGTAGCGGAATAGCCATTCCCTCGGCAAACATCTTCGCTGCCCCAGTCGGCCCACCCTTTTCATACCCGTAAGCACCCATTCCAAGAGGCGCGGCCATCGCTCCTGTAGGCACTGCCAGCCGATGGAGCATCTGTTGGGTACTGGGCGCGTTCCTCGCAACGCTTTCCGCCCTTTTTGCCACAGGAATTAGGCTTGAGGCTCTTTCGTCCAACTCGCCACTGCCGGGGACCGAAGAATGAATCTCATCCGCAATCGCTCGGTAGGCTTTGGCGGCTGTGCTCTTGGTCCCCTGCATCGTCTCCGGGTTCCAGTTGTGAACAAACTCATCTCCGAAGCCGCGCTTCAGGTTCAAGGCGTCGGTCGGAGATATGAGCTGCGGAAATCTCTGCCCCGTAGCAAAGTTGGCGGTAAGGTGGTTCGCCATCGGGTTGAGCTGATTGAATCCCCCTGCCGCGTTCTTGGCGATTGCGGCGTTTTGGGCAGAATCAATGATGGCCCGTGCTGGGCCTAGATTCACTGGAGCGAGCGCGTTGGTCCGCATCAGCGTTTCAAGTTGAGGATTGATGGTATTGAGAACGCCACGCGCACTCTCAGAAACCGCATCTGGAGTAAGACCCTTGGTTTCATTCAAAACCGCTAATCCCGGAGTCTTGCCATAAGCGCGATCCAGCTTGCGGATACCTAGAGCAGACTCGGCAATCGAGGGTGCGATGCGCTGAAGTCCCTGCCCGATTCCCGAACCCACCCCACCCGCAACCGCCCCGGTAGTGAATGACCCGCCCTGAGCCTTGTTCACCGCCCCAGAACCCACGGCTGCCAACCCTGCCTTTAGGAGTGGCGCGGCCTTCTCCAATTTCGGAGCGGCTTCGAGGATTTTTAGGCCGGTCTTTTCCTCCGCCCCGCCTGGAATAAGGAACTCCCCGGCCTGCTCAGCGCCAAAGCCGATCTTCTGTGGAGTGTTGTGCGGCTGGGCAATGATACGCGCCGCCCGAATCCCAGAAGATGGAGCCAGTGTCTCTCCGACCACGGGGATTTTGTTAATGAGCGTCGATACCCCGTTGACAGTGTTGAGCGCTCCCTTACCCGCACCCTTTAGCGCATCTGCGGTAATCTGCGGAGCCGAGCCGAGCGCAGGAGCCTGCATTTGATCGCTCAGCTCTTTATGTGTCGGGTTTTTCGGCTGAGGCAGTCCCAAGGGACCAGCACCGGCTACCGGAGGAGGGCTGGAAGCTAGATGCGCGGTGATAGCTGCTTCAATATCCTTCGGGGCCATCCCGTCTGGAAATTGCGCGGTGCTGCCATCCGGCATCTTGACTGTCGGCATTACTGCTTCACCAATCCCTTCCCCGGAACGAAGACATAATCGGGCTTAGAGGAGCCTCCGCTGTATCCAGAGCTTCCGCCCTTGCCGTGTACCTTCCCAGCCGCCACGAAGCCGCCTGCAGCCCTTTCCGCCTCATCCAGAGCCGCATTGATCGCAGCCGGGTTGCTGTGCGGATCGGTAATCGCATGGAGTTGCGAAAGGATGTACTGCCCACGTCCACCAAAGACTCCAGCAGAGTGGTCTGCCAGATATTGCGCAGCGGACTGGTAGGTCTGCATGTCGGGGTCTTGGTTGCCGATAGCCATTTGCGCGTTCTGGGCGCGTCCAGCCACAGGCCCGAACCATTCAGGATGCCTGGCTGCAATCTGCTTCATCTCCTGAACGCGCTCCAGTGCAGACTGAGCCAAATCGCCCTTAGACCGTTCCTGAGCTGTGGGCTGGGGGTTGTAGAACTTCTCCTGATTGAATTCAAATTCTCGTCCACTCAGGGATAGTTTTGCGAGGGCCGTATTTGCATTCTGTAAGGCTGTATCCGCCCGCTGCTTCGCCAGCTTGAAGGTCGGGCTGGTGGGATCGTTCTGGGCTTTCTTTAGATCCGAGGATGCATTTTCGTATTCAGTACGAGCGGCGTCATAGTCAGCCTGAGCCTGCTGCTGCGGAGACATTTCTCCATAAGCGAGAGGGGCTATTCCACCCTTGCCGTCAGGCTTGAATCCATGAACACGAAGCTGGGCGACGTTTTGCTCATCCCAATGCTGTCCCTGATCCTGATAGTGCTGGGCCTGATTCTGCGTCTTGAGATACTGGTTCTCCAGCCCCAGCTCCTTGAGTTCGGGTGTCGCCGTTGTTAGTGCAGTCTGGGCCTCCTTGCCCTGATTCTCCAGCGCATCGTTGATCTGGCCTTGCTGAATGCCCATTAGCTTCAGGTGGTGCCCTGCAGTGCCGGGGGTTTCCTGTTCCGCGTGTGGCGCAATGATGGATTCGAGAACATCGCCTGTCCGGGCAAGCCCATGCAAGAAGGGGTTCCTGATTTGGCTGATGCCGTCGCCCGATGTCTGCAATCGACGCATTTCCCCTTGCGCCGTGCGGAGTTGGTTGCTGGTGTTGTCAGATACCTGTTGGCCGACGCTGGTGACCGCTGGCGGGGTCGGCATGGGCAGGGGCTGCAACTGGCTACCCATGGTCATCTGAGGCACAGGAGGAGGCTGTAATGCGCTTGTTTGCTG